AAAATGATAAATAGTCCGATAATGAAAGAGGAAGACTAATTGTTTTTTGAATTTGAAAATCAGGTTTGGACTCCAAGTGACGCTTCTGTTGTTGTGACAAACAATACAGATACTAGCATTGATGGATCAAGTAAGAAAATTGTGTGGACTGATGCAGTCAATAAATATGTTACTCTTGGATTTGATGCTGCCGATCTCTCTACATACGAAGAAATTTCTTTTCATATTTTCATAAAAGATCATTTATCAATGGATGATTTTTTGAGGATAACGATAGATGGCGTAAATTATGATTTTGATAGATCTGAATTCAGAAGAGGAAAATGGAATCATATTCTTATCGACTGTTCCAGCATGGGATCTATATCTGAGATAGTGATACAAAGTTTGATTGAAAATCTCACTATTCTTATTGATTATCTTGGTTATAGAAAAGTTACTGACGAGAGTGATGTTGATATAATAACAGCATTAAAGGATCATATAAATTTAGATTATGATGTTGAAACTACTTTGTCTGCTGCTGCTTTTTCGGGAGATGGATCTATTTCTCTTACGAGTAGTGCATATGTAACAGATACATCTGTTCTTGAAATTGATGATGGTGCAGGAACAATAGAAACGGTTTATCTTGCCGATAAATCAGGGACTTTGATAGATCCATTAACAAATGACTTTAGTAATGGATCTGTTGTCAGAGTTATTTGTCCTGTTCTTGGAGAAGACCATGATTCTGTAGAGCCAGATCCAATATGCGGGATAAAAGTATATGATGTTGGAGTAAACAAACAGGATACTGTCGAAAAAGTAAAAGGCGGATCTAAAATAAAAGAATATCTTGGAGAACTTGGTATTCTTATATATATAGATTGCAGCAGTAAAAGAAAACTTTTTCAGATGGCAAGAGAATTCAATAGAAAATATGGAAAAGAATTCCAATTTCTTCTTGATGGTGAGCAAGTTGACATATATATTGATGCGAGTTTATTCGCTGATTCTGAGATTGGAAATAATCCTAGAATGGCTTATTATTATCGTATCGAGCCGCAACCGTATATTGTTGCGAATCATATTACAACAGTAAACACTTTGACAGTGCAATCTGTTGGATTAACGGAGTTACTATAATGGGAAAAATTCGGAACAAAACAAAAAGTCCACAACATATTCATTATATTGATGGATCAGTTTTTACTGTTGGGATTGGAAATGAATTTGAAATCGACGAAAGTAAAATGTTTCCGGAAGAGATCAAAAGGATAAAATCTTTTTTTGAGTTTATTGCAAAAGAAAAGAAACCTGTTGAAATCAAACCAGAACCTAAGTATGATTTTAAACGAAAGAAAGAAAATGACGAAGGAATCGTGAGAGCAACGAAAAAATACGAAAATAATGAACAGGGAGGTACAGAATAATGGGATACGGATCAAGAGCTCGTAGAGTCCCTGCTCTTGGAGGAGCGAGGCTCAGCGATGTTGACATATTCAAGCTTGGGATTATAATGAAATCTGAGCGCGGATTTGATGGAGTTATTCAGAAAGAAATATATTCGATGAATGATTTCTATCCGAAATGCGGAGGTTTTAACCAAAATTATTTTGGTGCTTATGTGGTCCAATCTTTTTTTGATGAGTTATTGAACGATATAAGCTGTGAAGTAAAAGTAATAAGCCCTGTGGCTTCTGATGCTGTCCAGGCAGTATATCCTATTCTCGATCAAGCAGCTTCTCCGGTAAAAATATTCGATATAAAATCAGGAAGAAGGAATGAAAATGATCTTTCTGCTTTTGGGAATAAAATCGGAATAAAGATAGCTCATATTGACGAGATAACAATGAAAATAACTAGCGTCGATATTGATGTTGATTCTGGTTATGCTACTATCAGTAATAGTGGATCAGCAGGTAAATTTGTGGGGACTATTGTTCCTGCTCTTACGAGTGCAACTTATGATCTTGACATTACTGTTGATGGAACCATAAGAAAAACCGCAACGGCTCTTTTGGACACAGATAGTTGGGCTGGTATATGTGCAAAAATACAGACTGCTCTTCGTGCTTTGACTTCTTCTACAGAAACAGTAGAGGTTGAGGGTGGATGTATAAGGGTTACTTCTCATACTACAGGATCTTCTTCAAAAATAGTTATTGCTGCCGGTACAACGGGATCTGGTGGTGGAGATCTTCTTGCAGCTATTGATGCTAAGACCGGGTATGACACTACCCTTCCTACTCCTGTTGATGGAGATACGACGACTTCTTCAACTTTCATTGATGGTGGTGCAACAGAATGTTATCTGAATAATGTTGATAATCTTGCTGTAGGTAATTACATAGAATTTACTGAGGGTACGATTACTGAGGTTAAGAAAATTCTGACGATAACGCCAGCAACGAAAAAAGTTACATTCTCTGCTCTTGCAACCGTAGATGGATTTACAATTGCAGGAACAACTGTTTCGAGGCAGGACTGGAAACTCGACATCTATGTTAAAGATGATCTTGGGAACTATCAAAAGAAAGAGACCTGGGAAGGACCATTTGCACAATCAAATACAATTGGTGTTGCAAATGACGTGAACAATGTTGATTCTGGATCTGATTTTGTTTTGCTTGCGGTAAATGCTTCTAACACAAGTGATGCCGATGAACAAAGACCGGCAGAACTTAATGTCATAACTCCTCTTACCGGAGGATCTGATGGTACGGCAGCGATAGACTCGGATTGGCTTGATACAGCAGAAGATTATTTCTCAAGTGAAGAGTTTACGATCCTTCTCGCTCCAGAAAGTTCGAGCACAACCCATAATTCAGGATTTGTAGATTTCTGTACTGATGGTTATAAGGGAATGTACTTTGCTCAATCATCAAATGGAGCTGTAAGAGCAACTCTCGAAAACTTAGGTGCATTATGCCGAGGCAGTATAAAATTTGGGATGCTACCAAGTGATAAATGGGTCCAAGTTGATGATCCCACTGTTTCTCTCGGAACAAAAGATATTCCAAAAGTTGGTATTGATGCTGCTCATTGGTTCAATACATATTATATGTTTGGAGAATCAAAAGTTGCTGCTGGAAATAAATCAGAGATGGTATTGAAATCTCAGGGTAAACTTCTTGATAGCAATGGTCTGGTTCATGATGATGCCGAAGGTGTTGGTGGTCGCCTCATCCGGAATTACAGTGTCAATATCTGTAAATATACTCGCGGAAAAGGCATTACCAATAATAGTGCTAGAACATTCAGCACCGACAGAGGATATATGTATCAGAATCAGATAATGCAGTGGATACTATATGCTCGGTCAATTGTATCATATCTTCGTGAGATTGAACAGGATCGCTCTGGATTTGATGCACAAGAATCTCATTATAATGCTGTCTGGGCATATATGAAGAAGAAATTTGATGCCGGGCATTTATTTGTTGGGATGCTTGAAGATGGATCAAAAACAACTTTCAAAGATGTTTGTGTAATCGTCAATGATTTCACGATAAATACTTTGGTCAATATCAATAATGGAATAGAAGAAACATTCCTTCAGTTTGTTGCTCCTCCTCCAATTGAAGAGGCTATTCTTTCTCTGGCATCTGCTGGAGTAACAACGGTAAGGGGATAAGGAGGTTAAAAAATGTCAAGAGCTACAAGTCTAAACTGGGAGCTTCAAGTTGATGGACAGATAATTCATCTTCTCGAAATTGGAGAGTTTGGAGAAGGAGAAGAAGGGCGAATTGAAGTTGCTGATGGTGACAGGAAATATAAGATCCGAGACCAGATATTTAATATAGATGAGATCGAGATCACGGTTTTGATAACTCGTTTAAGAGAATATTACAATATTCTTCAGAACTGGTGTTTAAGTGGAGAAACAAAAGATGTATTTCTTGTCGGAAGAGATAGTGCTCATATTCCGAGGATGACATTTCTTCTGAGTGAGACAGATCTTGCGATGGGAAAGAAAAATGCTTTTAATCGAGTCAGTAAAGAAGCTGATAAGAAAAAATATTGGATGATTCCTTATTATGTCGAGGAAATTTTCTGATATCATGATTTAATTATGTCGTAGATTTATCAGGGAGGATAAAATAATATATTTTCTTGATCACAGACACGGATTGTTTGTGATCAAGAATTTAAAATAAAAATAGAGAGGCAAGTGTAAAATGTCAAGATTCAGATTGTATTGTGGGCTTATACGAGAAGGGAAATGGTTTAATTATTCTGAGGTAAATCCGCTTACTGGAGGAGTTTTGGCTTTGCTTGATAGCGTTGACAAATCTGGTGCAGCAAGGCTTCTTAATTTAGTGAAGGGAAGTACCTGTTCATATTTCACTGAAGATGACGAAGAATATAAGTTAAAGCCAGAGGATTATTCTCACATATATGTTGCTGATTCATGGAAAATAGGATATGAACAGATCAAACTCACCACAGGAGAAGACTTTCCGATAATTCCAGAAAATTTTTATTGTAGTAGATGCTCTTTACCGAATATGGAGCGTTTTACTGAAGTCGGAGAAAGCTGGCAAAAGCTTATTGATGATGGATTGATTGATGAAATATTTCTCAACAATATGGACACAACATTTGATGTGGAATTACCAGATCCAATAGTTATTCCTGCTGGAAGAACAATTGGCGGTGGAACTTTTACATCTATAACACGAAGACAATTGACTCTTGGAGACATGCAGAAAGTTCATAAAGATCCGGCTGCAATGAGTAGTGAAGCAGCCATGATTTATTCTTTATGGGATGCTTCAATTGTAAAGATCTCTGGGATGGCAGAACGAGAATTTAATATATTGAAAAGGACTCCAGGCGAATCTTTTTCGAAAAAATATATAGCCGGATCTCAAAAAAATTATGATGCGATGGAGGATGCAGACATTAAGAATGCTGTTGGAATCATTGCAGCAGACAGAAGAGTGACATGTAAATTCTGTGGAGAAGAAATTGGAGGATATATTGATTCAACAAATTTTTTCTCTCCCTTGTTGCCGAAGAAATCTCTCCGAAGCCACTCAAGGAGTACCCGGAGATAACATGGTATCCGTGTATTGGTAGCAAGGGATTTCCTTATGTGACATGGCGATATTCATATCGTGAGATGGCCTGGGAAACTCTGGAGATAGTTGGAAAATCATATCATTCGATGTACAGAAATTTTAGAAAAGCTTATAAATGGGCTCCAGAAGTAGTGGATAAGCTTGATATAAGAAGGATATTAAGGATACATGAAGAGCTTGTAGAAGATAGTCAAAAGAAAGAGACTACAGCGTTGGATGAGGAGGATTTTGAGTGAATATTCTTGGCGGAGGATTTGGAGGGGGATCAACGAAGAATCTGATATTCAGATTCACGGCTGATACTGCTCGTGCAAGTCGAGCTATTGATAATCTCATACTTAAAATCAGAAAGGCCCAGGGAATGGGCGGTCCCGCAACAAGCAAAGATCCGGCAATACGAGCAGGATTCCGGGGAATATTCGGAAGAATGGAATATGGAATCCTGGACAGAATAACTCAAAAATTTGGACTTATGGGTGAAGCTGGTGAAGCCGCTCTTTCCGGAATAGCTATGAAGGCTTCTATTGCTGGAGCAGCTATTATGGTACTTGGGTTTGCTCTTAACAAAGTTTTCCATTACGGAAATCTTGTTGAAGGAGCTCTTATCCAGATGGAACTTCTTACTGGATCAGCGAAGAAAGCTCAATATGAAATGAAAGAAGCAATGAGATATTCCTTGATTACTCCTTATCGTCCCGCCGAAGTTCTTGGAGCAACTGCAACATCTCTTCAATATGGAATAGATCCATTCAAAAAAGGCGCATATGGTCTTGGGAAGAATCGTAATGCAATGGAAATTTTTGGAGGTTTGGGATCATTCAGAGATTTAAGAGGGAACATGCTTGGCGTGGAGCGCATGACAACGGCTGTTCTTCGTGGTGATTATAGGTTGTTACGTCCTGTTCGTGGAATTGTTGGTGGAGCCTATGACAAAGCTAAAGCTACTGGATTTAAAGTTGGAACCCAAGGATTTAACGAAAAATTTATAGAAGAACTAGGAAAAGTTCCGGCTATAATGAATGCTGCGAAAAAGAATTCTGAGAGTATGGCTGGTCTTTGGTCTACTATTTCTGGATTTGGTCAAGAATTTTGGGTTGCTATTTCAGGTGCAGGAGAAGAAGCAGGTGTTCTTACTTTTTGGTCTCAAATAAGAAGTATATTGAAAGATATTCGTGATGCTGGTATAGAATTCATGGATTACATCAGAGTAGGATTAGTTGAATTTGGAGCCAATGTTGGTGCTGGGTTCAAATTTATCTGGGACACACTAAAAGAAGTATGGAGGCTTGTAAGTCCGTTCCTGATTCCCGCATTTAAAGTTATGTGGCAGATATCAAGAGCAATCGGCTCCACCTTTGTTTTTCTTCTTCAAACCGTAGTAAGAATATTCAGATTTGTTGCAGATCTAGTATCTGTCTGGGGAAATTTTTTCGACAAAATTTTTGGTACAACATCAATCCTATCGAATGTTGTTTCTGCGTTTACTGAATTTGTTACTGGACTTCAGATCATGTTTCAATTCGCAAGTATTTTCATTGATTGGGTTCTGGATGCAATAATAAAAGGTGTGGAAGAAATAACGAGTACATTAAGTTCTGGTCTTGATAAAGCCGGTGGTTCTCTCACTAATTTTTATAACAAGGCAAAAAATAAAGAAATAGATATAATTAAAAAATATACGGGTGTCGATGTCGGAGATAAAGAACCCGAAGAAGAAAAAGCTGGATCAGGAACAGGAAAGGGCCAGGGTGGAAGATCAGCAGGAAGTTATAGAGGACAAACTCCTAGTATAGTAAATATTTTTAATGGAGCCATAAATATACCTCAGCTTGAAGCTTCGAAAATGAATCAGACTGGAAATCCAAATAAAGATGTGAATTGGTGAGATTATGCCCGGACACGGAATAATAATAAATATGTCTAGCATGGCTCCTTTTACATTTACGTATAATCCAGTAAGTGTAAACAGCGAGAAAAACATAAATTATGCTATCGCTCCAAATATTGGTGGAGCTTTTAAAAAAAGATATTTCTCTGGATTTGATTCGAAGGAAATCGAATTTCAACTTATTTGCATTGACATGGAAGGTCCAACAGGAGTCTTAGAGGAAATATCATATTTTGAACAGCTACGGGAACCAGATCCGGGGATAATAGGAGGTTTTATTTCATTTGGAAACGAGAACTATCCACCTCCACAGGTATTGTTCCAATTCGGGCAATCATTCCTTCCTGTTGTCTGGGATGTTCTCAATGTAAAAATAGAACAAACTCATTTTCATGCTGGATCTGTTCGCGGAGTTCTTGGTGTACCTAAGAGATGTGTAATAGATATAAAGCTTGCTCTTGATGAAGGAAACATCATAAACAAAGCAAATTCGATCGCTAAGAAAGCAGATATGTACGGAGCAAGTGCTGACAGTATATCCAGAGAAGTGCAGCACCAGACCAGAAAAGTAAGGAAAGAAAAGCCAGGTATTTTTCCAAGTGATTTAAGGATAGATAGGATGTATTGATATGTTCAGATGGAAAAATATAGAAGATAAAACACTTTTTGATATGACCGTTAAAATGTATAGAGATCCTTTTGTCTCGACAAATACGTTCGTATCTCCATTGAAAGGATTGGAGCTAGATCATTATGCGTATCGGTACATGCAAAGCGAATTATTTATGTACAGGATACTCGATACTAATTTCGAATCATTTATAGAAGAAAGAGGAGATATGTCAAGAGTAAAGAAGGTCTGTATTCCAGCAGATCAAGATCTCTTGGCAACAATATTGTAATGGCAATAATGTCACTTAATAGCAGGATGGTGTACTGGAAAATTTCTGTTGGCGGAAGAGATGCAACAGAAATACTGAATAAATTCGTTGCTTCTATTAAAGTAAAGGACACAATCCTTCCTGCACCAAAAAAATCTAAGAAAGAACATGCTCCGAGTGAAGCCGAGATTGCTGTTGTCTCCAAAGATTACATAGAAGATATTTTCATACCAGGTAACACGATAAAAATAAAAATTGGATATGATAGAATATATCAACCCGAAGTTTTTTCCGGCGTAATAACACATGTCCCCGATGGTAATGCCAGGGAAATGCTCAATTATACGGTTAAAGCATTTGGTGGATCAATAGAATTATCATACGAAGAAAAGATCAGGGTTTTTCCTATACCATTAAAATCAGCTATCATAGCTCAGATTGCTGCTGAAAATGGATGGACTCCAAACATAATAATAAAAGATACGTCCATGATAAAGGCTCAATTTTCTCCGATTCAAAAAACAAAAACTGATCTTGAGATATTATATGATTTTGCTAAAGCCTGGGGATGTATTTGTTGGTTTGACCAGAAGACAAGAACTATAAATTTTGTTGATGCAGATCAAGCACACATGATGGGAGGTCTCGGAAACGGGATTGGAATATATATGCTTGGTTATAGAAATGATGTAGTCCCAAATAATGTTGAGTCTGTGGCGTGGAAACAAACTCCCCCAAGAGCTGTTGGAGCCATTGAAGGTGGTGTCTCTGGATTTGGGGAATACGGGAAAATAGTTGGTAATAATCAGGGCAAAATTCTTGCTCTTGGTGAAACCTGGGAATTAAAACCCCAATATCTTGAAGAAGCAAAAAATAACCCCAAATTATTTGGGTATTATTTTACTGTTGTTACTGCTGCTACTATAAATGGAAACGCATATGAAGGTGCATTAAAAAAATTCTACCGCGTTGTTCCATATAATGATAGTGCTCATCAAGACGTAGAAACAGGTCCAAATGCGTCAGGCTATCAAATTGAAGTCACACTGAACGAAGGAGATCCTGATGTAAAACCCCCGGTAAAAGCAATGTTGTATGCGGGATCATTAAAATATAGAGCTGACAGTTCAAATCTTCCGGCCTGGCTTTTTAAATATAGCACAACAAAAAGATCCCCAGCCAAATTGAATATAAATGAAACCGAACTTACTTATAATCATGGTATGTTGAAATCAAAATTTATTTGCTCTATGGGTATGTAATGTCTAAATTCATTGCTGTAGCAAAAATAACAGATCCAATTGCAGTCCAAGCCAGATGTGCAGCAAATGGATGGCAAGCTCATGATGGTTCTATTTTTTGTTATGTACCTGAACTTGGTCTTGAAGGAGCAAATTTTGTATATTGTAGATATGGTCTGTCGTTTCCATATCTTCGAGTTCAGGTTGAAGACAGGGTTTGGATTGAGCCAACCATTGGGGATACCGAGAGATGGGTTTATACTGGATTTGTTGATGCCGCTGATTTAATGCCAGGTACTACTGATTTATTGAAAATACTGCTTGATGCTCTTGGCCTATATAAAGTAGAGTTTACGAGTACAGGATTTATTATACAGATCAATGCCACTTTAAAACTTGAATATTCTACTTCGACTGGAATTACGATTCAAGATTCTCCAACAAATAAAATCGAGTTATCTTCAACAAGTATAAAATTAACATATGGTTCAAATACAATAGAAATTGGTCCATCTAATATACAAATAAATGGAACAAATTTGACGGTTGATATATAATGGCTCTTGAGTTCATGGCAAATATAAATTGTACATTCACAAAGATCAGTTCAAGTCCTGCTGGAGCTATTGTAAATGTAAATGGATTTGTTCGCACATTCCAACAGTCTACTAAATGCAAGACAAATTCTATAAATGTAGCGCATACCAGAATAACATGGAGTGTTCCTGTTGGAAATTGTAGATGGGGAGCATTTTCTAATCTAGCCGGATCAGGATCTATGAATTGTACTCCTAGTCTTAAAACAAGGGTAGAAGGAAATTATCCGATGCGGGTTAATGACCAGGGAAATTGTGCTTGTGTCATGTATTTATATCCAGCATTTTTAGTTGCAATGTCTTGTGTGATAAGATTAACGGGAGCTGGTCAGACTAAAGTACAATGTCAATAAAAATGGAGGAAATGAATGTGTCCGTTGCTAGATAAAAAATGTGTTGAGACAGGATGTAAGTGGTGGATAACAGCAAGATCGACTTGTGCTGTTTATTCAATAAGCTTGTCGATGTCAGAATCATCTGATTTTGTTTCAGAAGAATTTAAAAAAATGAAAGATAAAAAATAAAGGGGAAAATACATGGCAAAAGAAAACAACATGTATATTGCCAATCTATCATTTTTTCTTAACTATGGAGATGGCACAAAAAATGATGAGATTGAATCAGAAATATTCAAGGTAGGATTTCAATCAAAAGAAAGTGTCCATTATGATCGAGCAAAAGGAGCTGGATTCCAGGATCTCGAACAAGACCAGGCAAATATCGCGACCGGACTTAAATTTATAGCCAGTCTCATCGAAAGTGTTTATCGTGTTAATGAAGAAAAAAATTTTAATCCATATATTGTGCTTGGATTTTCTGACATTTCAATAAACAATGACGTTGCCGGTAAAACCGGAGAATATGTTGCTGAAGTAAAATACAGATTATTAAGAGATATAAGCGTAAGTGGAAATATAAGGCTGTAACAGAGGATTATCATGGTAAATAATATATTCAAACATAATTCAAGATCATATTATGATATATACAATGCTTTAATTACTGCATATCCAAATAAACCGACATGGATGTTCGAGGAAATGTCAGGTCTTTTTGATTTCCAATCAGAGCTCATGAATAGAATAGCAACCGATATTCTATATCCATCAACAAGAGAAGCTGCCTACGGATTCGCTTCGAGATGCGATTATGAACCTGTTGAAGCCGATGGATCGATAGATACGATTACCATAACATTAACTGGAGCAATGTCAAAAACAATTGCTGCTGGTTATCAATTTGGAGGTATAAGTCCAACTACTGGAGAAATGGTAATTTTTGAAACTACTACCTCTGCAAGTTCCGGAGGAACAGATACAATTACGGCATCGGTAAAACAACAGAAAACTGTATCAGATATTTTGATTGGGATCGTTAATAATGCCGATGATTTTGCAGATTATCCTATTGATGGATACACGAAAATAATAAAGAGTTCGATTACTCTCACTATTGGAGGTCTGACCTGGACAAGAGTTGATAATTTTGATTTCAGCGAATCCACGGATAGACATTTTAAAATAATATATCAATCATCAGGAAAATGCAGGATACAATTTGGAAACGGAACGACAGGATTAAAGCCAACAATAGGAGATGCTATTTATGGAAATTTCTCTACAACTCTTGGATTAGTCGGAGTATTATCAGCAGGAGAAATAGAAATAAATGTTGGGAACGACAATGATATACAAAGTCTAACAAATGCTGGATCTACTGGAGGAAATGATGCGGAATCTGTTGCTTCTATTCTTCGTAATTCCAGAGCAAATGCTAGGCTCAGGACAATTGTATGGTCTAAAGAAGATCTTGAAACAGCGGCCAGAGCTTCATCAAGTTCGGTCCAGAAAGCTCTGGGGATTCCCGGAATAGGTACAGCTTCAATTCAAGTTATCCCTACTGGCGGTGGTAACCCAAGTGCAGGTCTAAAAACAACGGTTCAAACATATGTACAGTCACTCACACAGTTTGGTCTGGTCCCAATAACAGCCGTAGATCCGTCATACGTTACGGCAAATATAACTGCAACAGCGACAATAAGAGCTGACTTTGATCCTACCACAGTTCTTAATCTCGTAAGATTTGCTCTGACTCTCATAACATCTAGTTATGACAATCAAGTCGTAGAATATTATGATGACAACGGTATTGACGCCTGTAGAACTGCTGTTATAAATGTACTCTGGGCCTGGGCTTTTACTGAAGATGAAAATGAAGCTCTTGAGTTTATTATTGAGAGATGGAAACTCCTTCTTGGCTCCAGATCATACCGTGAGTGGGGTCAAGATCTTGAAGTCGGAAATATCTGGATCATGGCAGATAGTCTTTATGATTATGGAGTTGATGTATTCAGCCTTACTTCTCCGACATCAAATATATCAACTTCTTCTGATGAAATAATAGAAACAGGAGCAATTACTGTATCGTGAACAATTATTTTAATTTTCAGATCCCATTATTCATGGAGAAATATGGCGAGGATTGGGATGATTTCCGAACCATCGTTGATGATAATGTAGATTATGTCATGAACAAAACATATCAACTTTATTGGTTAAATAATGTTGATTACATGGGAGTCAGAGAAGTAGAGAAAGCTCTGCTTTCAATGAAAATAGGAACTTCATCCTCAGAAACATTGCCATATAAAAAAGAAAAGCTAAGAAAATTTCTGACAATATTTGCGAATAAAGGAACTGCTGATATTTATCTTGATTTTGCCGAATCAGTGGCAGGAGCAAGAGGCGATATTTATATGGGATATAATCTTGGGGTCTGGAGATGGGGAACATCTAGGTGGGGAATTCCTGGAGCTCCAACAGTGAATGATTTGAGATGGACATTACAATATGCCAGATTTTATGTTCTTATCGACGTAAAAACCACGGATAGTTCTGAGCTTGATCAAATAACAAGTATTTTCCGAGAATCATATTTGTTGCCGGCATTTTATCAGATATATCTTATTGATTCCAGTTTCAATATATTAAGGACTATATAATGAATATTTTCGATCAATTATTCACGAACATTTTCTGGGACGGAGAAGTTGCTGATGTTAATCCTGATGCTGTTTCTGATTATTACCAGATCACAGATTTTCAAACAGATCAATTACATTTAAGAAGTGATATTGTTGATGCAATAAGATCTATTTCTTCAGATCCTTCCAAAGAATTTTTTATATTATTTGGCGGAGAAGTAAGTGATGGAGGATCTGGAACAGTAAATATAGCAGAATGTGTGGCTCTAGGGAAAGATGATGATGGAGTCAGAGCAATTATACATCTTCCCGCTCTTACCGGAGTCTCTCTTCCTTCGGGCTGGAATGACAATAGACAGATATGGACAAAATTAAAATATGATTTCAAGCTTGGTACACTTACCAGAGGGCATTTTAATGGCGAGATATATCATTATCAATTACTTGATACATATCTTGGAGACTCAAACGGATACAACTATACGGGATTAACAGATCTTTTTACTGATGCAGATCCAGGTGATACCGTGGTCATACTCGGATCATTTACTATGAACGGTACTTCTTTCACGGATTTAAGTGGAGCAGAAAGAAATATATCTTTTTCTCGTCATATTCCAAATAAAACATCTGTAGCAAACGAAAATCTTTTCCCGAACAAAACATATTATGTAGATAGCACGTCTCAACTTGAATTGACTTTACCTGTTACTTCTTCTGTTGGAGACGAAATAAATATAATAGATTTGGGAAAGAATGGTTACAAGATAAAGCAAAATGCCGGTCAAAATATTTTATTCATGAATATATCTACTGTTCCCGGAACAGTCGGATTTTATAATAATAAATGTTCGTATTCGTCGGTAAAACTTATTTGTGTTGTTGCCGATACTACCTGGCATCTTGTAAATATCAGAGATGAGCTTTTGATGAAAGGATATTTTGCGGGTGGTGATGATGGATCTTATACAACTATGATAGAAGATATGGATATGAAATTTGATTTAAGTAAAGTCATTACAGCTACTCTTGGTATAGCCAAACATAGTTGCGGCGGATTTTCTGGTAGTAACAAAGGTTATTTTGTTGGAGGGAATGGAAGATCTGATATTGATGATTTGAATTTTTTGAATGAAACATCATCAACTTTAGTATCTACTACTAGTATTCAAAAAAGTTATGTTGCCAGTGTAAATGGAAAACTCAAAGGTTATCGAATGGGAGGAGATACAGGATCTCCAGTAAATAATATTGATGATTTTAATTTTTCAACAGAACTTTCTGTGACAATAACTGCTACTCTTGATGCAGCAAGACACGGTGGAGATGGTGTTTCCGGACAAACAAAAGGATATTGTATGGGCGGGAGCTCATCATCTACCGCTATTGATGACATGAATTTTTCAAATGATACTTCTGCCGCCATTGCCGCTACTCTTGATACGGGAAGGGTATTTTATGGTGGTTCTGGAATTTCTGGTCCAACAAAAGGATATTGTATGGGAGGATTTACAACTGGAGCTGTTGCTGTCATTGATGATCTTAACTTTTCAAATGAAACTTCTGCTGCAATTACCGCTACTCTTCCAACAGCAAGATATGGTGGTGTTGGGGTTTCTAATCCAACAAAAGGATATTATATGGGTGGTTCTACAACAGCTATTGCAACTTTTATTTTCTTGAATGAAACTTGTTTTGCTATAACAGCTACTATTGGCTCTGCAAAACTTTATGGATCTGGAGTACAAGGTTATATAGGATAAAGGAGAAAAACAGATATGGCTTTATTCGATCAATTATTCACGAACATTTTCTGGGACGGAGAAATAGCAGGATTCAATCCTGATGCTGGAGCAGATTATTATTATGATTCTGATGGACAAACCGATCATTTGCATTGGAGAGCTAAACTTGTTGATATGCTGATCTCTTTATCTACTGATCCCTCCAAAGAATTTTTTATATTATTTGGCGGAGAAGTAAGTGATGGAGGATCTGGAACAGTAAATATAGCAGAATGTGTGTGTTTAGGAAAGGATTCAAACGGGAAAAAACACATCATTCATATTCCTGCTCTTACCGGAGTCTCTCTTCCTTCGGGTTGGAATAATAACAGACAGATATGGGTAAAAGCAGTTTATGATTTTAAATTAGGATCATCAACAAGATCTCATTGGACAGGTACAACATATCATTACCAATTACTCGATACATATATGGGAGATTCAAATGGTTATGTAAGTACAAGCACTAACGATCTTTTCACTGATTCAGATCCAGGTGATACCGTAGTCATACTCGGATCGTTTACTATGAATGTAACTACATTTACTGATTATAGCAGTACCGAAAGAACAAGAGATCTAATAATAAGAGAATTAAGAAATTCTGTTATAACAGCAAATACAACTGCTATCGTAAATCGAAGATATTATATGAATAGTTCATCTCAACTTGAACTAACATTACCTTCGACATCATTGGTTGGAGATATTATTGAAGTTGTTTCTATAAATTATGGCGGTTACAAGATAAAGCAAAATGCCGGTCAAAATATTTTATTCATGAATAGATCAACAATTCCTGGAACAGCAGGATATGTAAAAAATAGGACATTATATGCTAGTATGAGATTAGTATGTACTGTTGCTAATACGACATGGCAAGTAACAGAAGCAAGAGATGAAACATATATGAAAGGTTATCATCTTGGAGGACAAGCCATTACTACTGTAATTGAAGATCTGGATATGGAATTCGAAACAAGTAAAGCTATTGCTGCTACTCTTGACTCAAACAAATATGGTGGAGCCGGTGTTTCAGGCCAAATAAAAGGTTATATTCTTGGTGGTTATGTTGCTGCTGTTACTGCTGTCATTGAAGATCTTAACTTTTCAGATGAGACTTCAGCGGCTATAACAGCTACTCTTGATACAGCAAAAGACTATGGTGTTGGAGTCCAAGCTTCTCTTAAAGGTTATATCATGGGAGGATATACTTCTGTTGTTATCGCTGTTATTGAAGACATGAATTATTCAGATGAGACTTCAGCGGCTATAACAGCTACTCTTGACACAGCAAAACAAAAAGGTTGCGGTATTTCTGGGAAACTCAAAGGATATCACATGGGAGGAACAACAGGATCTAATGTCGATGTCATCGAAGATCTTAACTTTTCAAATGAAACTTCTGCTGCTATAGCAGCTACTCTTGATTCCGCAAAATATGGTGGAACCGGAGTATATGGCCCAACAAAAGGATATTGTATGGGTGGTTATGTAGCTGCTGTTTCTGCTGTTATCGAAGATTTTAATTTCTCGGCAGAGACTTCTGCTGCGATTACTGCTACTCTTAATACAGCAAAAAGATCGGGAACCGGAGTATCCGGTCCGACAAAAGGATATATGATGGGAGGATACACTTCTGCTGCAATTGCTGTTATTGAAGACATGAATTTTCTTGTTGAGACCAGCGATGTCATAGCCGCTACTCTTGATACCATACGGTATGAAGGTGCTGGTGTTCATGGATATATAGGATAAAAATAAAAAGAGGTAAGCAAGCATGGATATTAACGAAAAAATGAGACAAGTTCCTTTTGGAATGAGCATGTTCCAGATTCAAAGATTTGTTGCTGATCAAAAATCTCCGGAACGAACATATCGTCAGGTTCTTCTTCAATATGATACAAAAAAGAAGGCGATGAAAGAATGTGAGTTCAGAAGGAAAAGAATAAATATTGATATTGAAGAAATAGAGGAAAAACTTAGAGGAGATGTTGTTGATGAATATCAGAGAAAAAGACTCCTTGTTGATCTCGAAGAAAAAGAATATAATCTCGAACATGAGATAAAACTTATCGAAGATTGTGTTATAGAAATGAAAGTCTATGAGGATATAATAAGTAATTTACCGGATTATACTAGGGAAGAATTTGAATCAGCAGAACTAGGTTATTGGAAACAAAGACTTCTTGATAATGCAAATCGTGAAGTTCTTTCCAAAGGATTTGTTGGGGAGGGAACTATTGAATCCCTGGAAAAAATTGGTCTCACATATAGAAGAAATGAATCGGGTCAGATAATGTTCGTAGAAACAGAAGAATTTAAAATGTTGGAAAACAAAAATATAATTAAAAAGGATAAAACAAATTAAATTTTGCGAGGTTATTGTTATGAGAGCAAGTGCCAATACTCAAAAATTTAATACGCTGTACTTGCGCGGAGGAGTTATGAGATGCACGAGTTCCAACAAATATCCCAAAAGATTGCGGAACTGGAGAAACAGGCTGTTATTGTTACTACTACCTTTGCTATTTTTAAGTGGCTTGGCAGTATTGTTTTTATTTATATCCTCGGAATTGGCATCTACGTATTCATATGGCTTAGCAGATTTAAAAAGCACAATAGAGAAAGAGCAGATATGTTTTTCGAAATTGCAGGAAAAGAAAGAGAGGATGCAGCTAATAGAATCGAAACCTTGGAAAGCTGTAACAATGAAATAATTGGACTTGTCAATGAACTATTTGGTAAAATATCTCATGAGAAAGAACTCAGAGAAAAAGATATTAAAGACTGTAAAGAAAGATGTGCTGCTATTTTATGCAATAGAGTTTAGATAATGGCTACTGGTAAAAACATAAGAATAAATAATTCGACTCCTATCTTATCTCAAATTATTGCAGATCATACTGTTGTTGCCGATTACGATAAGATTCCGGCCTATTATATGGCTGAAGTTAAAAAGATGTGGTTGAATGTACCAGGAGAAAGTCACTCCTATACATATCGTTATGGCCTAGAACTTCTTGAAGCCCTTGACGGTGATTACGCTGTCAATGCAATTGAATCAGGTGGACCTGAAGCATATACCGATGATTATCTGAGATCGAGCCGCACGATCTGGACAGGTAGTGCTTATGTTGATGGAGCAACAGGAGAAACTGTATGGTTCACATGGTATGCTACTCCAGGACATGCCGGGGAATATAAAGACTATCTAAAAGCTCATATCCAAAAATGCCATGACGATGGTTATGAAATATCAGCACTTGGATTTGGGTGGTGTTGGGACATGTCTGCTGTTGATGAGTCTGATAGTGCTGACCCTGTATATGGATGCCATTGGTATGGAATGTCAGCAGGGGGTCCAGATGGGGACAAAGCCTGGGGACTTGATGACGATGATTATGGAGTAACAAGCAACAGAGTAAATATCGATACTTATCTTGGTGCAATGGAAGATTATATCGCATATTGCACTGCAAATAGCATTCCCACAAAAATGTTTTTTACTACAGGTCCGGTAGATACTTATACTGGAGAAGTTGGATATCAAGTTCATCTCAAACATGAACGCATAAGAGCGCACGTTCTCGATGATTCTTCCCGAATACTTTTTGATTATGCTGATATCCTATGCTATGATAATGATGGAACTCCGAATACGACGACATGGAGTGGACACACATATCCAATAATTACAACTACTAATCTTGGAGATGCAGGAATAGGGCATATTGGAGAAGTTGGTGCAGTCAGAATCGCTAAAGCATTGTGGTGGATGCTTGCAAGAATGGCTGGATGGGATGGTAACTAATGGCATGGCCAGATTTTGATTATGATATTTGGGAAGATTTTGAAGATGGAACCCTAGAAACCGGATTAACTGAAGACGATACCGGGGGATTCCTTACCATTGCTGATACCGAACAATATAAAGTCGGTACTCATGCCATGGAAATTGATCATAACAGTAAAAACGCATCAGCAACAATAGATTATCAGTCTCTTGTTGCTTCAACTTCATTCGGGTTCTGGTATAGAACCGGATCGAATCTTTCAGATTTTGGCAGTGGACCAAACTTTTTTAGAGTAGACCATTGGGGAGAGGGGCAACTTCTCGTTCTTGTCGATGAAAAATCAGCCGGTGATAATACCAGGCAAATTCGTTGTTTTTCAAAACCATCGAATACAAATACAATTCCTGTTTCTGATTCAACTTGGTACTGGATAACATTGAAATTTACTCTCAATGGAACCTGTTATTTAAGTGTATATGATACCAGTGAAAATCTTGTTGGAGAAGAAAAATCTTTTGCGATGGGTGATTATACTGTGGGCTATACAGTATTTCAGCTTGGTGCTTATGGAGCAACAGCATGGTCTTGCAAAACTTATTGGGATGGGTATGTAATTGATAAGACTGATGCTTCTTACCCATTGCTTGGATGGGAATCTGGTGGTTCAGCTCTTGAAGCCACTATTTCTGATAGTGTTGGAATCTCAGATTCATTATCAAGATTAACTGGTTTTTCGAGATCGATTGCCGATTCAATTGGAATAACAGATGTCGTATCAAGAATTACCGGGTTTATAAGATCATTAACTGATACCGAAGGGATAGAATCGTATGACTTTGGAAATGTTGAATCTGAAATTTATTCTGAAATAACTGATACCGTTGGTATAACCGATTCAATAACTACTTCTTCGGATAAATCAAGATCCTTATCAGATACCGTTGGGACAACAGATCTTCTGTCAAGATCAGGAGATTTTATTAGAACCTTATCGGATTCAACGGGAATAACAGATTTAATAGATTATCTAGTCTCTGGACCGGGGATAATATATAGAACAATTTCTGATACTCTGGGAATAACAGACGAGAACTCTAGGATAGGAACATTTATAAGAACTATCTTGACAACAGAAGGTATAACTGATATAATATCTAGGACAATGATATATATCAGATCTTTTTCTGATTCGGTGGGGATAACAGATGTTCTAAGCTATATATTCCCGGAACTTGTAACTTTATATATGCGTGGAGTTGTTAGATTCAAGTCTTTGATGACTGGAAAAACAAGAAATAAGGAGTAAAAAAAATGTTGAGGGAAAAATCAGTGATAAGAGGAAAAGTAACTGCTACTGTTTTTGATAAAAATGGTAAAGTTAAGTTGTGGTCTCCGGAACTTGATCTTGAATTGATGAAAAGGAAAATCAAGAAGTCGAATATTTTTATGACAGCAATTATTGTTTTGAAAATAATAATTTATATCATAATTGACTCCATCAATCCTCGTCAAATGATTTCTGTAGATCATAACATCGTAACCGATCAAGGAGATGCTCTCGTTGCCGATATCATGAGCCAGACACCAGCAAGACAAAAATTGGATAATACTCATGCTTATATTGAGGTCGGAACCGCATATTCAGCGACAGGAGCAAAAGCTCAGACTGGATGTCATACTCCTACGGGTAGTCGTGAAGGTATGGACGCAACGTATCCTAAACAAAAGGGGACTTGGGGGAATTCGAATGATAATGTCGTTCAATATATGGCTACATTTGAGGCTGGCGATCTTGATGCAACTATAAATGAAGCCGCACTCATGAATGCTTCGACATCTGGAGACTGTTTAGCTTATGGCCATATATCTCCCGATGCTGTTGTATCAAGTTCAGATACTCTTGCTGTTACTTGGGAAATAACTTTCTTAGGCGCATAACATGGAATATAAAGATGGTAAATTTTATCATAAAAGAGGAAATGTCTTATCACTAGAGATATATCTTTATGATGAAAACGATGATTTGATAACAAATCTTGCAACAGCAGAAAGTGTTGTTTTCCAGATAAAACGATCGCGATCATCTACTGTTGCGGCAATATCAAAATCAAGTGCTCTTGGTGAGGTTCTGGTAAATAATCCTACGGTTGGAGCCGTATCGATTACTGTCGACTCTGATGATATGGAAGATCTGGATCTTGCCTCATATTATCCGGCAGTACAAGTTAATTATACTTCAACGAGATGGATAGAACCAGACCTGACATTTAATGTCAACGGAGAGTACGTTGATTTTGACAGATTCAGGATCACAAGAGATGTAATTACTTAAAAGGATGGTTTTGTATGATAGGAAAAATCTGGAACAATCTTAGCCTTGTCGAAAGGATTCTTGTTATTGCCGCGATAATTGTATCTATCGGAACAATTATCGCTATAATAGTTTTTGCTTTCCGGGAATGGAAATGGTTGGTAGGAATTGGAGTTCCTGCTATTGCGGCTTCAATTCTCATGTTTTTTGCAATAACTAAGATCAAAACAGCATATTCAAAATAATGAGAAGGCCCAGATAATTATCTGGGCCTTTTTAATTTTTTGTCTTTAATTTTTAAAAATCAGCATAATATATATAGGAAATAGAAATGACAAATAAGAAAAAACATTGGTATGATTTTTTGATGGTAACAACAGAAGGAGATGTAGAAGCTGGTCCGGTAAAGATTAAATTCAAGCGTGTTCCTGTTGTTATCTTATTACTTATTGGAGCTGGATTATTGACGGCTGCTATTTATGCTTTTAAAATATATATGCAGACTCCAGTTAAAATCAGGCATCATAAAGTCGAGGAAATAAGAGGACAATTAAAATGAACACAACAAAGGCCGTTTTGATTACTGTAGTGGTCGTTCTCCTGCTTTCAGCCCCACTATATATTATACCTACATATCACTTCTCAAAATGTACGTATATTCCAAATCAAATTGTTATAACCGATCCAGGAAAAACTTCGGAGACAAAACATAATAAGCCTCCGACGACTCCTATTAAGGATTGTGGAGATCTTGAAATAGAAGGATCTATGTTGAAAAATAATAATTTTGGAGTTATATGTAAAAATGGATGTGATAGTGCGAGTAGAACATTCGGCCTTACAACAATCAAACCAAAATATAAACAACATACTATTCAATTGGCATATGGTCCTGCTTGTGATGTAAGCAAAAAGAACTCTGATACTGGATATTTGCATAATCTTGGAGCAGCATATCTTTTTTCTTGGAGACCAGCATCTATAGGACTTGGATTTGATTTTATATTTTCAAAAGAAAAGATATATAATTTTTCGCCAAAAATAATTTTTCAATATAAAATTGATGCTGGAGAATAAATATGCCGACAAACAAAGATATGGCAGATAAGTTCAAAGAGCTTTTCAAAAAAAGAGGATACCGTTGGGAGCCTTTTAATTTAATTGGTATACGCCATGAAGAAAACCAGGGTCAAGATGTATTCAATGATAAAATTGGATATGTTACTGACACAGATTTCTTTTTCCTGAAAGGAACAACAGATCCAGGAGCGGAAGCAACAGAGAAGAAAGAAGGTGGAGCCGCTCATTTATGTCTTGGCAATCATCCCAAGATCTGGACGATCGGAATTCATGCCAAAGGAACTCCCTTCGCTCACGAAGCTTTTATTCAGATTGGAAATTCTGTCAAGATCTGGAGAGACATAGATAAAGACACAGAATTTGACGAGAATGAACCTGTTCAGCAAGGATATTTTGGAATAAACTTTCACAGGGCAGCTCTCAACAAAATAGAAAAGATAGGTCCATATAGTTATGGATGTCAGGTCGCTCAAATAGCATCTGATTTTAATGAAATATTAGTGGCTGCAAAAGCATCAAAAATGAAATACTTCAGTTATACTCTTTTCGATAAGAGTGAAATTGATGTTTAACCATATATCTCCTTTATTAAAAGCCCATCTTTATGATGGGCTTTCTTCTATAATCTCTTGTCTCGGAGATCCTACAGTATTTTCTCTGTGATATTCACGTAAAGCCTCATACAAAATTCTTCCCTGAACATCAACATCTCTTAATTGACCATTGTTTTTGACTCTCATATGAAAAGTTACGATTGGTTGTTTCTCCATTTTCTGGACAAGAAATGGAATTATATTTAAGCAAGCCGGTAATCCATATTTCATCTTTACCTCTCCAAGCCTTTCTTTTATATTTTTCATGGCTTCTTCTCTACTCATTGTCTTGTCCACGACTTTTGAAGATCCAATAACAACAGCATTTATAATAGCTTTTTGGACAGATAATAATTGGTTTCCTTTTGCTTTCTTTTTTCTTTTCATGATATTCTTCTTACCTCACTTTTTTCAAATCCATTTTGTTTTTTTATTTTAACCTCAAAAACTCTATCCGCTATATCCACTATTTCTGGTCTATGAGTTACAACTATAAATTGGAGCTTCAATGTTTTTGATAGCTCAGATAATACCTGTGCTGCAAGAGGCTGTAAATCATTTGATACGAATCGAAATGGTTCATCCAAAACAATAACATTATTTGTTCCGGATAATGTCCAGGCCGATATCCTCAGAGCAAATGATGATATGTCTACGACTCCCCCTCCCGAATCATCCATAGGCTCTATTTCTTGGCCATCTTTTAAGAACACTAGGTGGGCTTCTGTCTTTCCTCTTTTGATTTCAAACTGTATTTTAAATTCATATTTACCGGGAAAGCAGGTATCAATAGCTAATTGTACTGTATCTTCAATATGAATTTTTAATTGTTCCTGTGTTCTTTTTGCAACATCCTGAAGAAAAACTTGGGCTTCTTCAAGACTTTTCTGATCTTTTTCAAGCTCATCTTTTTTATTTTTCGCTTCCAGGACTTGTTTTTCTATGAGCTGAAATTTCCCCTGAGAACGAGATAATTTTTGCCTGTAATCTGATAATGATATCATATTTTATCCCAATCAGTCATAGAAGATATTTTATCCAGCATTTTCTCCAGACGTTCTTCATCTGCTTTTAAATCCTTCTTCATCTCGGCAAGCTTTTCCTGGGCCTGTTCTATTGTATCAACACCAAAATTATGTTTAAGATCTTCTTTGATTTTATCAAGAGCCCCTATTGCTCTTGATCTCTGCTCATTTGCAGAAGATATTTTCTTCTGAAGATTTTCGAGTTCTTCTATTTTCATAGATCAAGCAACTCCATTATTTTATTTTTTGTTCTTTCCGAAAGATCATTCTTTTTCATTTCAACCAATACATTGTCATGAAAATCAAATGATACATCGGCTTTCTTAATTGATTCTACGAAAGAACTTATTCTCGTCTCTCTTTCTTCCTCTGTTCTTAAATATATATCTGTTATTTTTGTGCTATCATTCGGAAGCATTATCCTGTCTACAGTTTCTTCTTCGGTATCTACAATATAAATTGATGGAGTATAATCTTTATAGTCTGCTTTTTGAATATTTATACAACCGGGATTAACTACATTTTTTCCTTTTTTCTTGTAATGAAAAGCTTGATGATAATCTCCAACAAATATCCATTTCGCTTCAGGATATAGATCCAGCATATCTTGAGCGGTGAGAGCTTTTGTATTTGGAGGCAGAGATTTTATATCAGGAAATACAAGTTGATGTATGAATATTATTCCATTTTCAGGTCCGGTCAGTTCATCATCAAAGTAAGCAGCTTTACCAAGAATATTAAGATTTGAGACACATGAATTTTCTATGGTCATCATATGATTTATTATTCCGAAAGATGAATTATCAAGATTTTTAACGGAATGATATTGGAGATCGTGATTTCCGGCAATAGTATATATTCCATAATTTACTGATGTTGCAAACCTCATGAACAATAATTTAATTGGATCGGATACAACAGGGGTATCAAAAATATCTCCGACAATACAGATTGGGATATTCATTGCGTTTGCTTGATCTGAAATAAACGAAAGAACTTCTTTCTGTGACTTGATCCAATCCTCGTCTGCTCTACATCGAGGACGATCTGCACGTAAATGGAAATCCGCTGTTAATAAAAATTTCATTCCTTACCCTTTGTTAATCCTTTCAAAGATCTTAAATATTTCCTGAGCATAATAATTTGTTCTTCATTTATTTGCGCCTGGGAATTGTTGCCTTTATTATTTGAAATATATTCGTGGCAAGGACAACATAAATCACCATGAAATTCTCCCTGATCATTCCTATTCTCACAGCCATTGATAATACATTTTTTACTCATTTATTCCACACCCCCTTTTTGCCAGAGAATCGGCCATGTCATTGAATACGTTTCCACTATGACCCTGGATTTTCTGAAATATTATTTTACTTAAATCAACGAAATTCTTGATACAATTAACATAATCCACTGAAATTTTTGTTCGAGGGGTCCAATCTCCACTGGCAAAATTAGAAATTCCTGCATAGTCATGTACAATTACAATTTCTTCACCAGGAAATGCTAACATTGCTTCGAGAGCAGCTTTTAATTCTCCGTCTATTTGTCTGCTCTTTGCCTCGTACTCACATTCTCCGTGTCTGAAATCTATTATCTGATCTTTTCTAATAGCTACCCATCCCCACCCGGCTCGTTTAGTTTTGCTATTATATGATCCATCAACATAAATCCTGACAATATCAGGATTGACTTCAATATCGAGAACATGCCTAGTCTTTTTATTCTTAAACCATTCCTGAAGATCATGATAGTTATCAAACCCCTTGAATAATATATTGCTTTTTCCATTTGTGAATTCTTTACATTCATCCCATGAAGTAAATATATATTCTTTGCCTTGCATGGTTTTAACACCATAAAATTTCTTTCCCATCAATTACTCCTTATCTGATTCCCGCAATATGGACATATTGTAGGCAATTGTGATTTTAAACTCTCAATTTCTCTATCGAGAGATAATATTTTTTTTGTATAATTATTATAATTTTGATTTAATTCTTCGAGATCGAGAATAGTATCATCTTTTTCAGATATAAGATCCCATAAAGAAATTGCATCATCTACTTTTTTTTCTGTGCCAATAATTTTATCTGTTTTTGTTATTACTGACAAAGTCTTTGAATAGTCTGATAAAAATGATTCAAGTCCATTTATTTTGCTTTTGAGATCATCATAATCTTTTTTTTTGGCAATAATCTTATTTATTTCACCAGAAGCTTTTTCAACGTATGAAAGCTTATTTATTTTCTCTTTGTATTCTTCTCCTGCATTTACCAGATCTTCTAATTCAGATATTTTATTTGAATTGTTTTCAATTCTATCTTTTCTTTTCTCTGCTTTTTGTATTTCAAGACAAGCATCTTCTATCCATGAATATCTGCTCATCTCTTCTTCGAGATCGTCGATCAATGTGTTTGTTTCGATAATATCTTTTGCAATACGCCTTCTCATCGTCTCAGCATTTGAAAGAACTCTATCTATAAGATCTAATCGTATGGTCCGATTAAAAAAACGAGCTACTTCAGATGATGATTCAGAAAGAAGAAATGGAGCATCCATTTGACGCTGTATATTTACTTCGGTAAGATTAAATGTCTTCGATATTTCTTCCGGAACATCAGTTCCTATTGCTTCTAACGATTGAAATGGGGCTCCAGCATCATTACTCTCGTCATTATCTATTTCGTATCCATTAAATTCAGAAGACCGTATTCTATGAATCAGCCAGTCCCCAATATTTATAGAAACAGAAGTAAAATCAACAGGCTGTTTTTTCTTGTCTCGATTCCAGTACGAAATATATGAAAGCCCAGATGGTCTATTATATATTACCCAATTCAAAGCTCTTAGTATTGCTGTCTTTCCTGAATCAGATGAGCCAACAATGACATTAACGCCAGGCAAGAACTCAAGAGAATTGTCTTCGTGGGATTGAAAATTTTTGATCGAGATAGAAGATATCATTTATATTTCGCCCCAAATTTTGACATCTCCCCGCATACCATACAAGGATATCCATCTCTATCCTCAAGATATAATGCGTACTTCTTGCATGGCCTTTTCTTTAAACACCAGGAAGGATTTTTATGCTTGTTCTGGATAAAATTACGGGCAGCAAACATCATGTATGCCAATGGCAAAATATATATTGCTCCAATCACATATTCTTGGTTAAAAAAAGCTGATCCAGAAAGATAGGCCCAGGCCAAAATACTAAGACAATAACAAATTATAAGAGCAGCTCTAAACATCTTTTTCTTTCTCGTCCTCATTTATTGGTTTCCTCCTTCCAGTTCTTATCCTATATTTTATTTGTTGAGCATATATCTTGGCCCTATTCTTCTCGTAATATCCGGGATTCCTTTTCGCCTGTCTTTTCGCATGATGTTTTCTGCAATATGTTCCGACTTCGCGAGCTTTCCATTCCGGGAAATTTCTTTCACCATTTTCGTTAAATAGAGGAAGATAAAATCCGCAGTCAGGGCAATAGAACTCAATATCTCCGTTCTCTTTTATAATTTTCTTGGGTTTTCCTTTTATTTTCATGCCTGGCTTGCTCCCACATGTCGAGAATTTTCTCTGAATCTTCTGGATATATACAGATCATTCTATTCAGAAGAAGAATGGTATGATATCTTTTTCTGAAAGTATCAGCCATACAATTCTTATCAGAATAACAATCTTCCAAAGCATTTTTGAAATGTTCAAAATCTCCATCTTTCATGCTCTTGATTGTATTATGCGTTATCATCAAAATTCCTCTTTCTTTTTATATTTATTTCTCAAAAAAAGTGCGAGAGCAACTCCTACTGGAGAGATTATATCTACAAATACTGCTGGAAATAAGGACATAATAAATTGAATCCAATCTCTTTGAGCCTTAAATATTCCGGCAAGCCATCCATAAAAGTCAGGAAGAGTTTCTGATCCTGTAGAAGATAATATAGTCCCGGATCTCTTGCTTTCTTTTATCTGCCGTTCTTCTTCACTTCTTATTTTATTGAGTTCGTCGGAAGTCTTCATTATTTCTTTATTTGCTTCAGAAAGCCTGTACTGTGTTTCGTTCCAGAGTTGAGTGTTATCTGTTCTGGATTTGATATCTCCCATACCTGAAAGTAATTGATTCAGAATTCCGGTCTGTTGCCGGTGTTCAGCCATACGCTTGATAAGATCTGCTTTACGTTCCTGAAGAATTGACCACGATGCTTTTCCGCTTTCAACTCCTGTTCTGGTTTGCTCTCTGATATTGGCAATATGTTTATTATATTGTCCGGCCACGGTTGACATGATAGAAAAGCAGGAGACAATAATCCAGAGCACAGCAAATCCTGAAGCAATAAATATCTTTGTCCATCTCGATTTCGCGACTTGTCCTGATAAGAAGAGAATGACAGTTTCGAAAGCGGAGACACTAAATCCAACCATAATGGAACTGAGAAGTAGGGCGAAGGCGACAGGTAAAAATTCAACAAGCCAGACCGCAGTATAGTAGATGCTGATAATTGACGCACCAATTCCAATAACTCCCATACAGACTTGGATAACGTAGATTGGAACTCCATAGAGAGTGATATTTTCTCTGATACCATCATCTTTATCCTTTTTTATTTTCTTTCTTTTTTCTGGTTTTTCCAAGAAACTTTTGTTGTCTTTAATTTTCTGGCTTTCCCATTTCTTAAATAATGTTGTCGATTCTTTATACGAATCATTTATTTTTTTAAGAATAGATCTTCTGTTCTGGCGTTTAATTGTTATATCGGGAATCTTCACTATTTCGTTTTCTTTTACTTCTGCAAAATTTGATTTGTCTATAATCTCGCCAGCAACAGAAACGACAAACCTCTTCTTTTCTTCTTCTACTGGAAATTCAAATTCTGGAATATGATCGATGACAGGTATATGATCTTCTCTTACTTCTTTGTTCGTGGTCATTATTTCCTCATGATTCTCCGGATATCTATACCAATCACCTATTTTCTCGATATGTCCATTTTCCGCTAGAGCTGCCATACACTTTCTTGTATTTTCAGCGGAAAAATTAAGGACGTCGCACATTTCCTGGAGATTTGGAAATCTTTTTTTCTCTTTGAAGATAGAATATATGGCCCGTTTTACTTCATGCTGAATCGCTGCCACTATTTTACCCCCAGAAATCGAGGGCCACTATAAATATAATAACCGGGGTTGTTCTTTTTGAATATCCGTCTCGCTTCTTCGACATCTCTGAACATGTCATCATCAGATATATATTCTCTTCCGCCTCTCATTATTTCCGGTCTCCACTTCGTATCTATCTTTTCCGTTATTGTATGTTGTGAATAAGAACTTACTCCTTCTTCGCTATGTTTTCCCGTAATTTCAAATATCATTATCTGTCTCCGTAATGGATTCGTCTTCCATACTCGCAGATTAAAATTGCCTCGGCTCTTCCATCAAGCAACCTACCTCTTTCTGTGTAAAGATCATCTCTTTTTATTTCCGGAAAGAGTTCCAATACTTTTGTTGCAGATTCTTCCTTAGACAATTTTTTTTCTCTCGATTTATAAGCTGCTTTTTCTTCTTTACTCATTCCCTTTATTTTTTTATCTTTTGCTCGTATCAACGAAAATTCTTTTTTCCATTTCATAGGAGAAATTTCTTGAAACGGAATTCTCATAAATCTTAACGTAGTCTTTATTGTTCCGTATCCAACTCCATAATTAAAACCACCAATAGATCCTTGTCCGGGCATCGTCTGTGCTTTTTCTAATGTACAAAATGGAGACACAAGATTAGTAAGAATTTCTTCTATTCCCCGCTCATCTATTTCTCCGTTCGGAAGAAGAGGCATATCATAATAATCTATTGTTTTTTTATCTGAATGAAGTATGGCAATAGCTCCTTTTTGTCCGGGATCTATTCCAATATAATTTATTATTTCCACTGTATACCTGCCTAGAATTTTCTTTTTCGATCTGAAACTACATCAGCTTTTTTTTCTTCATCGTTCCATTTCGTCGATATTCTTTTTCTCAGTTCTTCTTCAAGATTATTTTTTTCTATGTGCCTGACCAATTTTCTCAGTGTAAATTCTTTCCCATCCCAATCCAATTTTTTTGTTGTAGCACCCTTCGCATACTTACCATATTCAGTTCTTAGATCATAAAGATAAAGAATATTGCTTGTCACATTATCTACGCCATAATTAAGAACAATTTCTGCATATCCTTCACGATACGGGAAACCAACTCCATTTTTTGTATTGAGTATTTTTACTGTTGAGCCTATCCATTTATCTCCAGCATAATGCTTTTCCGGAGAAGCAAGCCAGAATACCTGCATCGGATAAAAATCAAGAGCTTTCCCTCCGGTTCGATAATATTTGGGAGAGAACATTCCCGCACCAAGATTTTCTCGGACCTGAGATATGATAATAAGTATACATTTTTTATTTCTGATTCCTTTTTTGAGAGATCTGAAAAATTGAGACGAACCCTTGGCCTTACTCGTTCCATAAGAACCCTTTGTTTTTTCTTCCTTCTCGCCAGGTTCTTTCGTTGAATCTTTTGACTTCTCGTATGCTTTTAATTTTTTATCTACAAATTTTGTTTCGTCGTCACTGCCAAGAGAATCATAACTATCGAGAACATACAACAATCTTTTCCCATCTTCAAGATTTTCAAGTTTACGTGTAAATCTGGTCTGAAAATCTTCGATAGTATCAGATCCTTCGTTATCTTCAGGAACAATATCTATTCCCCAGATTTTTCTTGAGTTAAATGTATATCTGTGTTCTGCATCATCATAATCATATTCTACTTCATCACCATATTTTTTGACTATGGCAGCAACTATTTCTGATGCAATAAGAGTTTTCGCTGATTGAGAGTCTCCGACAATATTTATGAAACTTCCCCAGGCAAATGCAAAATCAACATTCCCTGAAGCTACAAGATTGAATATATCACACCCAGAAGTTGAAAATTCAAAACACTCTTCTATCTGTTCACGTTCCGTTGATTTTTCTATGTCTTCAATTTCATCTTCTATTTCTTTTTCTATATCTATTTTATCCGCAGAATTTTTGGATGGTCTTCCTCTTTTTTTCATGTTAATTCCTAGAAGAAAAAATATACCCCGGTCCACGCCGGGGCATTAAGTTATTTGCCAGTGTTTTTCTTGAGATTGCCTTTGAGCAGAAGTGCTAATTTGTCGATATCGACTCTCCATCGTCCCCCAACTTTTATACCAATTCTGTACTTTTTACACCACTCTATTATGGTAACGTTAGAGACTCCGGTAATCTTTTCTGCTTCTGGAACTGAAATATAATCTTCCAGATCATAAATAGCATTCTCAATCTTAGTAACATCTGTCATTTTTATCCTCTTTTTTCAAGTCGATCTGCTTCATCAGCACATTCATTCCAAGTGTCCTTATCGCATTCAGAACATTCCTTGAATTTGTCATTGTCATGTCCAAAATCATATCCTTCTGGACAAGGATTGCCCTTGCTTTTCTTGGGTTCTGGTTCCTCTTCCCGGACTCGACGAGATTCACGTTTTGGGGGTTCATCATCTTTTACCCTTCGTGATTCCCTTCGAGAAGGTTGGTCATCATCGTCATCATCATGCCTGGATTCACGCTTTGATTCTGGTTCCTCTTCCCGGACTCGACGAGATTCACGTTTTGGTTCGGGTTCTGATTCTTCATCCCTTACCCTACGAGATTCATGACGGGTCTCATGCTTTTCTTCTTGATCTGATGCGTCATCATCCGCTATTCCATTATGAGATCTTTTAACATCCTCATATTGGGGTATAACCAGAAGATCATCAAGAGCAAATGTTTCTTTGTAGATCGACTCCTTATACTTCGGACGATCTTCAAAATCGTCAATGCGATATTCGAAGTAATTCCCTTTTGCTGATTTTTTCTGGGTGGCTCGGAAAGAAATAGATTTTCCATCCTCAATATCCCAGAACACAACAAAATTGTCTTTTTTTACACCTGCTTTTTCGAGAACTTCTTTTTCGAAGAGATAATGAGCCTCTTCGAAGATCTGGATTTGTTGATCACGTTCAGGAAGATCTAGGTTGATTACATTATACCAGCATCTCCGTTTCGGGCGCATACCGTTAATGATTGATTCATCAACATCAGGATCTTTCTTCAGTTCTTCCAACTCCTCACAAATCGGGCAAGCTTTTCCGTACATCTTTTTCAGGCAAAGAAATTGAGATTCACTGGGTCCGACCCTACGATGAACCCAAACATCCAGAAGATAATCAGTATATCCAGGCTTTATCTTTTGTGGATGTTTATCTGATTTCACGACATACGGGATGATATCAATATGATTTGTACCATCCTTTGGCCGGTAAAACAGATCTTTCTTGTACCCTCCGATCTTTGACAGATCGATGACCCGCTTTCCTGCGAACCCACCTTCATTACGATGTTCGTAATTTTGGCGAGCTCGCTCCTGGGCCGCTCTTCTTTGTTCTTCACGACTTATTCCCATTTCGCTGCTCCTTATTTATTTTATCGTTCGCTATTCGCTATATTTCTTAATGACTCTATATCATTGAGAAATGCAAAATCTTTAAATAATTCTTTCGCCTTTATATTATATGCAATTGCAGCATCTATTATGTTGTCAAAAGTTCCAATGTGGATTTTATTGTAACAATAACAAATTCTAGCGTAAAATTTATTTGATCTGTGATCAAAACTAACTCCTTTTATTCCAAGAAGGTTTCTTTTCATTGTTGAACAATTATATTTATTTTCAATCAAGCTACATTTTCTTAAATTTGATCTTCTATTATCGAGTCTATTATTATTTTTATGATCTACTTTTATTTTATCAGATTTTATTCCCAATATAAATCTCGACATTCTTATTTTTCTTTTTGATTTTCGATCATAACCAGAACAATATGGTTTTGTTTTATCTCTTTGGCTAGAAATAGACCATCTTATTCTCTTTATTTTTTCATAATCTGATTTATCTATTATCGTAGAAAATTTTTCAGATAGTTTTATTCTTATATATTTATTATCAGAGTCAATAATTTCATTTGGAATAAAAGGTCTTTCTTTCATCTATTCGCTGACTCCTACATACTATTATATTTTCGCTTGTCGATAAAACGACTTCGCTTCCTGTTTTAATTCGTTCAGGACTTCCTGAACATCATCTTCTTGATCTACATCGGCGGTAAGTCCGATCTTTAGTGATTCATAATTTCCTAAATTAAAAGTCCTGTCAAGTCTTACTTCAGTTATTTTTGCCATTGTCAGATACCTTCTTGCTTTTTTCTGCTCTTATCTTGTCTCTGGCCTGGACATTTCCCCTGTCTTTTATAGCCATGTCTCGACGAAGATCCCTGCCCTCAACAGGTCCGGCAAAATATTGTCCGGCCCATAATCTGACCAGATTTTCAAGAGATGTTTTCTTGTGTTCCATAGCTTTTACTGCTGCGGAGAAAAGATTACTCCTATATATGGCATCATTTAATTTTTGTAGTGCTTCCTGATGTCTTTGATCGAGAGCGATCCGACTCTTGACAAATCCTTCAGTTATTTTTTCTTGAGATGTCGTTCTTATTTCTTTATCTAGCTGAGCATCAACAACTTCAAGTTTTTCTTTACATATTTTAACCTTGTCTTCAGCCTGAGCAGCTTTTTCTGCCCATTTCATGTACAGAACAGGTTGATGCAGCCACTCCAGGTCAAGAGCATCTGGTTCTATTTTTATATCGTCCAAATAACTTTTTTCCTTGTCTTCACTCACTTATTTTTCCTCCAATTTTTCATGTACTTCTATTATTCCATTATTTTCTCGCCATTCTTTTATTATAGCAGTTTTTCTTTCATCAGAAGCATTTGATATTTTAAGTAATGTATCCAGCATTTCTTCTGTTGGTATAAATAATTTTTTATTATGAATCATCATCAATCTCTCATATTTATTATGCAACATCTTTAAAATTACATGCCAAAAATCTTGATTTTATTAACAAAATTTTCTATACCATTCTCAAATAATGATCTATTATCTGGGCTATATAGTACGGATGCAGGATGTATAACCCATGAAATCCAGAGCCCGTATTCTTCATTCCATTCGCAGATCCCATTCTTTTGAGTTATTCCTGAATCATCATCAGTAAAATATTTTATGTTCGTGTTTCCTATAGCTAGAACAAGCTTAGGAGATATTTTCTTTATCTCTTCTTCGAGCCATCTCCTACATTTTTTAATCTGAGGTTTTGTCGGAGTCTTGGTTTTTGATGGCCAGCACTTACAGACATTTGTTACGTGAAAATCCCTTCTCGTATATCCATGCCTATTGAGTTCTGACCATAACAATCTCCCTGAATCTCCAATGAATCCTTGCTTTAATCTGTCCTCATCCCGGCCCGGAGCTTCTCCTATTATCATGATATTGGATCTTCCTGAACTCGAAAATACTGGCCCGGAACATTCTTTTCTCAGATCACAATCATTGCATTGACCGAGATCATTATTTTTAAATCGATTTGATTCTATGAGATCAAGATCCAGACCTTCAATATCTCCAGACATTATTTCAGATAAGAACCAGGCATCATTACATATTATATTTCCTGCTTTTCTAGGAGAATTCGCAAGGCACAGAACAATTTCTCCTTCGCAATGTTCTATCAAAGATTTTTTACGCTTATACAAATCGTCTCCGAAATATATTTTTGTATTTCCAGTATCATCTTTTATCGTTCCATAAGCACTTCCAGATTTTTCTTTGTCATCAATCCTATATCCTAGTTTCATCTCAGTGATCTCTCCGAAATGGAGATAATGAGTTTTATCAATATCTTTTTGATCTATGTCTTTTATATATTTAAAATTATGAGCTTTCCTGAACAAGTCAGCTAACTTTTTATATTTGTGCATTCTATTTCTAACCAAAGATATGCTTAGAAGCGATGAAATAGAATCCGCCATATCATCCGTTAATGGTTCATCTTTAAAAGCATTTATGTCCTCCAATATTTTCTGAAATTTTGGAGTTATTTCAGATTTCCCATCCTTATAAAATCCTTTCTTTTTCTTATCGTTTAATTTTGATAGCTTCGCCGCAGTTTTTTCTCCAACTCCTTTTATATCTATATATGGAGCATAAAGAATCCCATTTCTTTCGGTCCAAGTATCTGCTTCAGAAATTCCTATTTTCGGAGGTCTTATCTCAAGTCCTAGTCTGAAAGCTTCTTCAATATATTCATTTCTTGTTTCTTCTTTATCAATTCCATATGTGAGAAGAGAGCATAAATATTCCGATGGATAATTTTGCTTACACCACTGTCCCCAAAATGTAATAACAGAATATTCTACTGCATGAGAATTATGAGATATAATTCCATTAGCTATAAAATTATGATTTGGGCCTTCCATTTCTATATCAAAAGTTTCTTCGCTACCACATGGTTTAATACTTACAATAGGATCTTTTATAGCTGAGCGGCCTTTTGAATGCCGGATCTTCCTCTCTCCTTTTGAATAATCAAATTTCTTATGACAACTATTACAAAGATATAAGATATTTTTTGGAGAATGATATTTTACAAAATCATAATTAAATTTATCTATAGATTTTATATGTGAAAATTCAGGTCTTCCTATTTTTATTATACGGCCACATTCTTTACAATATTTATATATTTTCTTTCCACAACTTTCACATTTACCTTTTGATCTTTCGAAAACTATTTTTTTTGTTTCTTTTAATGTAGAATCTCTTCCATCGACAAATCCAATGTTGTCAGCTCTAAATCTGAATCCATTTCCAGAATAACTTTTACCTTCTCCTCTAAATCTTGGGATATCACTTGGAGTTCTTTTTGTTTTTTCATAATCACCCATATAAAAAAGAGATGATCCAACTTTTAGATCTTTTACTTTAACATAATCAAAATTATCGCTCAAAAATTTATGCTCTTTTGTTGCTTTTATAATCTTTCCAGATGATGTTTTTATCTCAAATACATTTTGTTTACCAGAATAATTAACTGATTTTATTTTCCCTGGTCTTATTCTTCCGTCTTCGTGTAATTGTTGGATATAAAGACCTTTCCGGCGATATTTTTCTCCAGTAGATGTTTTTGATCTCCATAAAATATAAAGTTCTTTTATTGTTATCTCCGGAGATTTTGTGTGGTTACCACTGCTTGACCGATAAACTTTTGTATCTCCAGCCAAGCATTTATTAAATGAATATGATCCCATACTTTTAAGATCATTCCAAAGAGATCTTGCTCTATCTTCGGAAAGGGTTTTTCTTTTAAGACATCCCTCTACGAATTGATCCTCGTACTCTTTAAATGCTTCCTCTCCTTTTGATTTCGCAATAATCTTTCTAACTTTTTCTGCTGTCTTCCAGTCCAGACCAGCAACCTCATGAACTAATTGCATGACCTGTTCTTGGTACAAAATTATTCCATACGTATCTTTTGTTATTTTGTCGATAATAGGATGCTGTTCCGGAATATCTTCTTCGCCATGTTTTCGTTTAATGAATATATCCGCAGCTCCGCTTCGAAGGGTTCCAGGTCTGAACAATGACGTAGTATGCACGAGTTCCATAAAACTATCAATTTTGACTCTTTGACAGAATTTTCGTAAGCCCTGACTTCCCACCTGAAAACAGCCGATATTATTTCCTTTAGTAAATTCTCTGAAAATCTTTCTACCTTCAAGCTGAATTTCATCAAAATTGATTTCTTGGCCATGATTTTTCTTTACCCTTGCCTTTACATCATTTAATACGGTAAGCATTTTCAGACCAAGAACGTCTAGTTTCATCAATCCCATATATTCAAGGTCATCTTTATCCCAATTTACCAGAAGTTCTTTATCTTTTCCTAGAGTAAAAGCACATCTTCTACCTTCTCTAAGATCTTCGTCGGAAATAACAATGGCAGCAGCATGTTGTCCTTTGTTTCGGATCTGACCCTCAAGATTCATGGCTATCCTAGATACTTCCGGATATTTTTTCTTGAATTCTTTTCCGTCTTCAAATGTATTGAAAGCATCAGCAATAGTATGATCAGATCCTTCTTCTCCATCAAGAAGCGTCACTATTGTTGCTGTTGCTTTTCCTACATCGGATAATGGTACTCCAAATACTCTGGATACATCTCGTAATGCTCCTCTGCCTTTCATTTCAGAGTAGGTGCTGACCCCGGCAACGCTCCACTGCCCGTACAACCCTTCGAAATATTTCCTGACCAGAGGACGCTTGATGTCTTCGAAATCGAGGTCAATATCAGGAAGGTCGATCCGATCCGGCGAGATGAAACGCGCAAAGATAAGTCCAAATTCGAGTGGATCAACTCTAGTGATTCCCATAAGGAAACAGATGAGCGATCCACCAGAACTTCCTCGTCCGGGTCCAACAAATATATCGTTCGACCTACACCAATTGACGAGATCCCATACGATAAGGAAATATCGTGCATATCCTTTTTCGACGATAATCTTGAGTTCTTCTTCATATCGTTTCCTATATTTTTTCTCGTTCTTTCCTGTTTTCTCGATCTTATTATAAATTCCATCTTCACAAATTCTTTTCAAGGCATCAATATCTTCTCTGTCTTTTAGCTTTGGAACTCTGGGTAGACTCACTGGAAGTTTTTTAATTTCGAATCTACATTTTTCCGCAACTTCCATAGTATTTTCTATGGCTTCTTTATATTCTGAATTACTCAAACAGTTCTGTCCTCGAAAAGCTTTCGCCATTTCAGCTCTTGTCCGGAGATAATATCCGGAGCCCTGGAACTTCCATCGATTCGGATCATTCCATTTTTTGTTTGTTTGAATAGCAAGAAGAACTTCCTGACTTTTCTCGTCTTCCTTTCGAATATAATGACAATTATGAACGACAAAATTATCACAAGTATAAGAATTATCTTCCTCGACTTCGAAGTTATATACTTTTTTGGAGTATGTCGATTCTTCTAATCCTTTAAATCGTGTACCAAAAAACTTATTCCCTTCGATAAATCTTCTTCTTATTATCTTCGGTTTTTTTATGATATTAAATCCAAATATCTTGTCTATCTCATAAGCTTGAATCCCCGAAAAATTTACGAGATAAAGTTGGTTCCATCCTGTATCCATCATGTTTCTTCTTTCGGGGTTAGAATAAAATCCTAGAGAATTAAAAACACAACACATTTCATATGAAAGAATTTTTGACACTGACGCAGAAACTTGGATGAGCCCATCAACAATATGACCATCTTCTTCGACATACTCTTTTATTATTTTCAAGAGCTGTCTCTTTGAGAATTGTCTCATGAATGACTTATTATCAAAATATGGAAGATGTTTATTTTGGCTTCCCTTGCCACAAGTGTTATAGAAAAAATTATAAAAAATCACAGAGGAATAGAGTATTGCAATAAAATTCCCGCTTTTTCTTATGTATTCTTTGAACCCGAAACTTCTGAAATAATTTATAACGAGATTTATGTGGTCTTCCTTTTTTATATTGAACGAAAACCCAAACTGATAGCCATCATCAAGACTGCCTTGAGATATATAATATCCGAGAATAGATAATAATTCGTCCGTTATTTCAAGAAACCTCGGAATATTTATATTCTTTTCGTCAGATCGGATTGTTCGAATGTACTCTTTATTGCCGACAATATAAGTCGTATCTTTTTTAAGATTAACCGGAGGGTCATAATAATCTAGCAGATCTATTTCGTTTTTATCATATTCGAGAAAGACATCTGCCTTTGAGATCTTCGGAGATAACAAATAATCTCCATTCTTTAATTCGATAGCTTTTTTCCATGAAAAATTTATCATTCTATGTTTTTTCTGGTCGTAATTACAAACATAGTATGGATGATTTCCTGTGACCTCTCCTGATGATGTCCCCGCTGTAGTTTTTATCTTAAAGACTTTTTCGTTTTGTTTTAGGTTTCTCGAATTAACGTGGACGATTTTTTTCCATCTCCCTTCGTGAGTATAGGCAAAATCTCCAATATTCACATCTTGAATTTTTTTTATTCCGCTTTTTTCAAGGACTAAAGAATCTTCAACAAAGCAATCATTTGTTGCAATAAGTTTTAACCCATATTTATTGGACATTACCTGGGCTATTACATTTACATTTTTTTGCAGATCAAAATCATGAGGCATAACCTCAAGATACAAATCATCTTTTTTGAAATGTAAAAGATTTTTCAGAAGATCTTCTCCCCAATCAAAGGTTAGAAATGAGCTGGCGCAAGCAGACATTATTATCAGGCCATCACAATTTTCAAGCAACCACTTTGGTTCTATTCGGGGGCGATAAAAGAAGCCTTCTATATTTGATTTGCTCAGGAGAGAAAGAATATTTGTCCAACCCACATCGTTTTTCGCAAGAAGAGTTATATGGCCTCTCTTCTCTCCTTTTTCATGAGAGGCCACATCCTCGACAATATACATCTCGACCCCAAAAATAGGAGTGATTCCTACGTCTTTACATGCGGTCTGAAATTTTATGGCTCCGCTAACATTTCCATGATCAGTAATGGCAAGATGAGTGAAACCCAGATCAATAGCAGCTTCAGCATATTGTCTGGGTTTTCCCACTCCATCGAGAATAGAATTTTCGGTATGAACATGTAAATGGCAGAAATCAGAACTCATTTAGTTGTCCTTTTTCTCTTCTTTGTTCTCATCATTATTAACTAAAAGATTTTTCCAGTCTATTTGCTTCCCTGTTAATAAGAACACTAGATCAGCGACATTTCCAAGCATAAGAACCGGATTTCCGTCTTTGTCGAAATAATTGTCTTGGATATATTTTATCGCTGCCGGAATCATGTCGTAATCATCAGGGAATATATCATATATTCGCTGTGAGCACTGATTCATACTTTCATATGTTATTATCCCATTATTCTTTTTTACGACCCTGAAACAATTTCCTACCATTGTCTGAGGCAATAACTCAAAAAACATTCTTGAATATTCTTGCCCATACAAAAATAAAGTATCTTTTGCTGGACGATAACCGATCCACTTATTTGTGAGAAGATATGTCTCTGCCGGAAAAAGAATCCATCGGAGAAAGTTAATCCATTTCGGAAGTATTTCTCCTATTTTTATTTTAGCAATTTTTGTTACAATAAACGATAATATTTTTCTTCTGATCTTCATCTTGTTTCTCCTTTTTATTGTTGCCATTTAATATTTATATTGAATCTATCCACAAGTGTTTTGAGCACATATTCAGAAGCAGTATATGGAAATCCATTCTGCTTCTTAAATTGTTGTTCTGTTATTCCAATATATAAAGCATCATCAAGGACAATAAATTTATTTTCTGTAGTTTCAGCAAACGAAAATACAAAAACTGTCATTGATATCAGCCAAATAAAAAGAATGGAAAATAAAGAAATAAATATCATATTCATATTTATGTTTATCTTCATTATTCCTCCTCTGGAAGTAATGAAAGCAATCTATCGCCAAATTCATTCTGCTTTTCGATTCGACGAGCTATCAATTCTATTTGCTGCACACAAATATTTATTTGCTTCATGTCATCAGCTCTTTTATTTATTCTGGATTGAAGATCATCTCTTTCTGATTTTAACGACAATTCTGCTTTGGACTGGAGCATGATCGCAATATTATGAAGTTCATCTTTTTCTGAATATAAACTTCTCCAGAACCGTTGTGCAAATTTTACTTTATCTTTCAGGCCCAGGATTTCGCGATCTCTTTTATTTATATCTTCCTTGAAAACCTGGGCGATCCTGTTTATCTCGTGCTGACACACTCTATCTCTATCTTTATTGACTTGTTCTATTTCGTCTCTAATATCTTTCTCAAATTTATCTTTTAATTTGAATTGTTCAAGACGAAGACGATTTATTTCTTTTTCATGTTCTATTTCCTGACGACGAAGAGCAGCTCTTACTTCGGATTGGGTTAATTCTTCCCAATCTCTTTTCCTGGCCAAAAATTTTTTCACAGCATTCATTTTATCCTCGTAAGATTTGATTTTTTATCGGTCTCACTCAGATCTGTACTCGCTGATTTCTTCTCAAATTCAGATTTTCTGATCCCCTTCGCACAAAATGGACATACACATAGATTATCGGCTAGGATTTCCCAATCTATTGAAGTCAAAAAATCAATAGCATCTTTCTTGGTTTCACCTTCATTCACATATAATGTCATTTCCTTCCAGCACAGATCTTCATCTACTGGATCATCACATGTAATAGTGAACAAACTATAAAATTCGGTGGCCATGACAATTACCTCTACATGTATAATGCGAGTTAAATAAAATTATTTGATTTTATATTACTATGTCCAAGAATTTTTCTATTAAAAGCGCACAATTTCTGGCAAAATGAACCATATCTCTCAAGACCTCCGGAAGAGCTTCACCTGTTAATGGATTTATAAATGGAGTATACGTATCTATTATCCTCGGAATCCATATATTTTTTTGGTACTCCCTTATAGTATTCATTTCTTTATCCCATTGTTCTTTTGTCTTCGTCACCAGAGAAAGAACGGTAGAAAATACTGGAGGTATTAACATGATCCATGAATCGGGAAAGAGCAGATGTAATTTTTTCATGCCTGGCTCAGATAAAGGCATAAGATTCCTAAGAGGATAATTTCCGCCGATACTAATAGCTTTCTTTAAGAATCTTATTTTATTATAAATTTTGAGTCCATTTTTATCTGTTAAAAAATATAGAACCCATTCATCAGCAATCGTTCCTGGGACTCCCATATTCAGAACTATCGAATTAAATTCTTTCATAACTTCATATGAATCGAAAGTAGATATTTCCGAATCTCCGAACATAACAGATGTAGCTCCACCGAAAAAATCAGCGAGTCTAATCATCCACACAAATTGCCGGTGACGGCGTTCTGGTCCTCCGATCTTTTTCGATATTATTATTTTCTTTAAGATCTTATGCCATATCCACTGAAAAATTTTATTCTTTGTCTTTCCTTTCATTTTCTTCTCCAAAATATTTTGTTATTATATTCTTTACATATTCTAATCTAATAAATTTTCCTAATTCTCCGAAATCATGGGCGTTATATTCTATGTCGTTGATAATTTTTTTGATATTTTCACTTTCTAGTTTAAGTGCTCGCTCATAAAAAGTTGACTCACCCATATTATTTACCTTATTATTCTGGCAATTCAAAATCTTCTTCGAGATCATCGGGTGGTTCCGGTGCAATGTATCCCGATATATGGCCCCATGTTTTATTGCCTTGTTGGTATATTCTTATTTTTGTTTCGTCAAACATCTCCATATCGTGCTGATCAACGATTTCTTTTAGTGTCTCAAATTGTTCCCATGATATTTCAATCATACTTGTTTTTAATTCTTCCTTCACTTTTTTACTCATATTATCATCCTCTATTTTTTTGATAGCCTTGAATCAAGATATGGTCTACCTATATCCAGACATCTGAGAACTATTGCTTCTGTAGTCCTACTGAATCTCCGATATCGATCTGCGATCACACAAAATCTATGCACTCCTTTTTCTTCATCATCTTCATTTTGATTTATGGCAATAGCAAGAGTGACATGATTCAATTTTCTATTGTCTTCGCTCAAATCACTTTGCCTGATATCTCGATCGAATGTTGCTTTGTTACTATGTGATGCGGTTATGATTGCCATTGATCGGTCTTGTCCGACTCCCCGTAATGCTTGCCAGGTCTCATCTATTTGATGCCGTCTCTCCCCTCCTCTTTCCGGGGATAATATATCAGCATAATCAAGAACAATTGCGTCAGGAATAAACTTTTCATAATATTCAAGATTATCAAGTAAAGGTATGATTCCACCTCTGACACTAAGACTTCCGGCGGGAAAGCATTCCAAATGTAATTTTTTATCTTTCACAAGTAATTGCAAAGACTCAAGTTTTCTGACAATACTTTTTGGACTTATTCTTTTCTTTATTTCTTTTCTGTAATTTATGATCCCGTTCATATCATAATTTTTATCGAAATAAGGAATATCCACCATTTCCTCTACAGAATATTCGTTCTCACTTGGTTCAAGTTCTCCGTTTAATCTCTGATATATACGAACAAGCATTTGTTCTTTTGGCATTTCCAAACTAATATATAGAATATTGAGTCTATTTATCATGGCCAGAATAGCCATTTCCTGAAGCAGCCAGCTCTTAGATCTTTTTGCAGGAGCTACAATCGCAACAAAATCTTTTCTTTTGATTGGACGAATAAGTTTTCCCAGGTCTCCAGGGAATTGGAATAATGTGTCCTCAACATCTGATCTGACAGCATCAACGGCAGCTCCGGTATCTCTGACAACATCAATACCAGAACTACTTCCTTTTTCTATTCTTTGAAATCCTGCAATCAATGATTCGGCTCGGATAAAGTCTCCCGAAAACACAGCAGCTTTTATCTGATCAGTAAGATTTTCTAAGCTTATTGACTTGAAATATTTTACGGCTTTATCTATTTCATAATCAACATTAAAATTTATGTCTTCATCGACATATTTTTCATTGATGCTGCTTAGAAACGTGTCTATCAGCTCCAAATCATCTTCACCACGAATCATTAACTTATTGCTTTCGAGAAGAGATTTGATATTGTCTGATGGTGCTATTTCATATTCATCATAGTATTGGATACATAATTTTGCTATGATACGAGCATATTTAAGAGTAAATAGATCGGGCCTGAATATCGGGCGAATACCCGCCAGAAATTCTGTGGATACAATCATTCCGGTAATGATGTCTCGCTCATCACTTTTATTTATTATCTTTCTCTGATATTGCATTCTTATTTTATTTCTATTTTTGTGAGTCTTGTTTTTATTACAAACACCTTATTTATATAATGCTAGGCCCAAAAAATTATTTTTACTTTTCTTGAAATAATTCTCGTAGATAAAAATATAATCTTTCTGCTTGTTCTGCTCTGAGATAAATTTTCTTGTTGTCATCGCCAATCTGTCTGTATTCAAGACAAAAAGAAAATTCTTTTGCTGATGGGTTGAATACAATATCTAGGTATGGAGCAATCATGGCTCTGTCCAGGCCATAAAGAGGTTCATTATCTCTCCAGTTCTGATGTTCTTCGATTATTTTTTCTATTACTTTCATCTCATACCTCGCTTGCACTTATCTGATATCTTGATCTCACACCTTCACTGCATCTACTTTTCTTTTTCTTATCCCATTCATCTTTTTCCATTTTATCTGTTATTTCTGTTTCTTCTTCTTTTGCTTTTAATTCCAGAACATTATGGAATGCTTTCTTAGCTTTTTCTATTTCTTCTTTGTTTGGTTCAAGATTAACTCCATGCCTAGATTTTATCCAGACCACATATTTTTTCCAACAGGCTTGATTACCTATATGAGATATAGTAAATACTCCCTGATCAAAATAACGCTCCATAATAAAAGCAATATGAGTTTTAAACCACATCTCTCCTTTTATTTGATTTGGGGTACTATATATCCCTATCCGATCATTATAATCCATGCTTCTGGTACAGACAAAATTTACGCATCGTATAAATTCTGCTTCTTCGATATCATTCATTTTATTTAATCTAAACGCTTTTTTGTAGAGGTCATAAGCGACCTGATCCTTTATTTTTTCTCTTGATCTCTTGGGTTCTCGCCCTGGTCCAGCCAAGGTCAGGAAAAATGATGTGTGTGTTGAAGCATTATATAAAAATTCTTCAAATGATTTCGGAAACTTATTTTTATAGATCGGCCCAAAATCAGGGCCACACATATCATTAAAACGCTTGATTGCAGTCCGAATCTCATCGTCAGAATGCTTCCTGGAAAGCTCAGATGGCCCTATTCCGTTAGTTTTGGCATAGTCTGGGGCAATGTCATGGATCTTACCGAAAAGCCCGGCCTGAAGCAAATGGAGCAGACTCAGGGCATTCCAGACAGTTTTCGTCGGGGAATCTATGTTAATAACATGCTTTCGTTTAATATTTGGCTGGTTATTCCAATCCTCAATAAACGGGATGTATGGTTTTAATTTTTCGGGAATTGGCTTTTTGTTATTTCGGGAAGTTTTTTTATTTGAATCATCAGAATATTCCGCTTCGTCAGAAGCGGTATCTTTATCTTTAGATAAAGATTTAATAGAGGGATTAGTAATAGAGGGATCTTTTGGCTCGACTTTTGAGTCGAGTGCGCACCCTACTTTTGAGTCGAGTGCGGATTCCACCCTACTTTTGAGTCGAGTGGCAGTTTCATCCTTACTTTCAAGTAAAATTTCGTAGTTTGGTCCGGGTCTGAAGCAACTATATGTTCCTTTCTGACTTTTTTTTATGTATTTTTCGAGAACAAGAGCTTCTTCAAGTTTTTTGAATCTTCTGGCGATCATCTCCCGGTTTGATATTCTAAGTATAGGGAGATCGTCGATGACAGCCTGATATTTTACCCATTTATATTCAATATCATTGTCTGTTATCACTGTCGTCATTTTATTCGTCGCGAAGAAATCTACGAACCATCTGAGAATGATGGCATCCGTTCCATCGAGATCAAGAACAACCATTGCCTGTTGATTAAATCCTTCAATCGTGTATTTCATATGTTCTGATCCTTGTATCTTTCTTGTCTAAAAATATTCGGAAGTTCTCCGAGAAGGAAATCTCGGTATGATATCCATCTCGTAATCTCTGACATGGTTGGATTTATTTTCCGAATTACAGTCGAGATCTGGCTGAACAGAAATTGAGTATATCCAGACCCATGGTCTAAAATACTTTTTGGGATAAGATCTTCTGGTCTTATTGCCGGAATAGATTCAAATTCTTTTAAGCAAGAATGATATATCATATGGATTGCTGACGGAAGAGCTACAAGATTTTTAATATTATTATTTTCTCTGTCGAAGTCAAGATGATGGACTTCGAATCCTTCAGGGATTTCTTCTCCAGTTTTCTCTTCGTAAAACTTTCTATAATCCATAACTATTCCACTCCCGCTAATATTTCCTGGGCTTTCTTCTTTGTTTTTCTTATTTTCTTTTCTTCTTCGATTTCTTTGCGGCGTTCTGTGATGATTTTGTTAAGGCGGGTCTTGACTTCGATGATCAAATTCAACATATCCTGTTCGTATGTTGCTGGTGTGGTCTTGATTCTGATCCCGAACTTTGAATTTGAATAGGGTTGGAGTGTGGCGAGCTCTGAGTATTCGATTTCTAGGACATCAAGTTCTTTCATGTATGTCTCCTTTTATTATAATGTTTGTATACTTCTTGTTTTTTTAATCAGGGATATATATTCAACCAATTCTTGTTTTGGAGAAAACCATTCGTTTTTTGTTCTGAAATTACTGAATCTTTCATGAAGATATTTTTCATTTTTTGGATGGGTTTTTATAGTGCAAAGAATTGTTAATTCTCCACCATGAGCCGATTCTATTTCTTTTTTGCGTCTTATTACATTATTAGAATAACCTATTTTTATAAGTCCTGTTATTGAAGACTGGAAGAAATATACTGATCCCCATCCATCGTTCTGCTTTTCAATGTCATTTTTAAGAATACATTTATTGCACACATATGTTAAAGAAATATATTGTGAATTATTGGAGTGTATTTTTTTGCACTCTGGACATATATGTAGATAATCTCTATGTCCTGGGGATTCTTTTATGTTCTCATATAATTTTATCAGAAAAAGATTTATTTCGAGAATATAATCGTCTTTATCTGAATCTATTATTTCCGATAATTTTATTTGGTTTATAAGTTTATTATCTTTGTATATTTCAACAATAACATATTTATTGTTTATCCCTGAATCAAAAACTGATAATTTTATGTCTATTTTGCTTCTTTCTTTTGTTTCTAAATTAAATAATATTTCTTTTTTATTTTTATAAAAATAGAATGAAATATCTTGAAGGATGGAATGTAAATGTCTTAGATCCATTTAAAAATAAAAATGCCATTCAGAAGGGTAGTCCGGTTTTCGACTTTTTATTGTCTACAACCGAGGGATGACTGGCCCTTCTGGATGGCATCTCCATTACAAGGTTATTGGCTTTCCCTTAAACCAAAAGCTATTGTTAAGATAGCATAATCATTTATATTATATCTTGTCAATAAAAAAAAAAATAAAAATGCAGGAGATTTTACCTCCTGCATATTGTTATTCAGAAAGTTCGACTTATGTTGCGGATAGTAAGCCGTTTTTATACAGTCTTTACCGCTTTAGACCATTAACTTCTGAATTTACAATGTGAGCCGTGAAGAATTGAATCCTCAGTCCGTTGATCAATCAGACCCGTTACAGGCGGCTCTACCAATCGGATTAGTCTGGTGAACAATCATGCCTGCAAACATGACCCAAAAACGTTGCCAGCGCGTATCCTCTTGATTCTTAAATCCTGATCCGATGTGCTATCAATGGTATCGATCCATTCGAACCAGGGTTATGCAGCCCTGATCATCACCTGATATAGCGACCATGCTAATTCCGCAGCTCTCTTAAAGGTTCTATGCGCCTTAAAGATGGATCTCAACAACATCACTTTATCCATGTCGATCTAAAGGGGTTAACAAAAGATCTGGGGGTCATGGAATTCCTGGCTACTGGCATGTGGTTCAGGAATATAATATTGTAAAGATCCATCTTTAACACGCATATTTTATCTGCCTTATCTATATTATGCCAAAATAAAAATATTAGATCAAGATTTTTTTTCTTTTTTATTATTTTTTAATTCTTTTATCCCCTTATATTTCTCGCCGCATTTGAAACAGACGTGATTATTCGGTATTTCTCCGAAGAACTGGATATCACATCCACACCTACATGTTATTATTTTGTGGGAACTCATATTTTCTGACCTCGATATCATGATTTTTTGCATATCCAATTATTTCGTCACAATCTTTTCTAGCGAAATATGTTCCACAACATAAAAGAATTCCGTTGATACAACCCAGGATAGAATTTATTCCCGACACATAAATAGTATCTTTTATGTTTGAGACATCTTTAAAAATTTCATATTGCCTGGCGTTTCCACACAAGACAAAAATATTTCCTCTGTTTTCAAGCACTACATGGTATCCTTATATAATTTTAAAGCCGTTAATATTGATAACGCCACTACTTGTCTGGATCTGATTTTCCCCATCTCTTCAAGCTGTGTCAAGAACATAATACACATACCTTTTCTTCCTGGATTTATTTCGGTATAATCCCATTCTTCTGTGTAATCAGTAAAGGTTTTGACCAGATCTATGCTTTCATCTGATCTGAAAAAGAAGTTTTTAATCGGTTTCATCCTAGCACCTCTTTCATTATTGCATGAGCCTCTTCCTGGGGAAGAACTCCTGGATCTCCTTCTTTTAACAAGATCATGTCAACTTCAAGTCCTACTCCAGCAAGCTCATTCCCTAGCTCATCAGCTCTTTTCCTGGCTTCTTCTCCAGCATCATATAATAATGTTATTTTCTTGAATCGTTTTGAAAGCAATAAAACCTGTTTCTTTGTCCAGCCCACACCAAAAGTTGCGGCACTACCTCGGCCCATACGCCAAACATCGGTGCAGCCCTCGACGATAACAGCGTGATCACCACGACAGCGATCTATATTATAAAGTATGTGTTTGTGATGTATTACCTCGTCTTTTCTTTCGCAAGCCCTGTAACGAAGTGGAGACACTCCTGTCCAGTCCCGGCCCAGATACGACACTAACTCGAATTCATAATAAATTGGCAGAATTATTCGATGAGAAAAATTTCCGATATTTCCAGTGGCAAGAACTCCATATTCTTGTTCGATATAGTCTGGATCAAATCCTCTTTTTCTGATATAATCTTTGTGCTTATCCTGTAATGGACCGCATCCGAGTGGGAATTTTATTTTGTCTGCAACCTCAATCTTCTCTTCTCTATTTTTATATTCATCAGATTCATATAAGGTCTTGACCTGATCCCAGGATTCATTGATTATCAATCGTATGGCTTCCTCTATGTTGTGTCCTCCACATTTCCAGCACGAAAAGAATCCATTAAAATGAAAACCTCCATGCTTTCCATCATCATCACAGAATGGACACATGATATTTACGAATCCCCTGGAATTTTGTGGGGAAAAATCTATGTAGAAATCAGTGAATAATCTTTCGAAATCAAATACCATGTATCATAACCCACGATTTTTTTAGGAATTCTATGCCATCCTCAAAAGTATTGGAATTAAGAAATCCATGAATATAATAAGGACTTAATCCGGTCTCTTCTCGCATTCTATTTATCCGGCCCTCATTCTTTGAATCATAATATTTTTTAAGAAGTGGAATTGTTATAAGTTTTGTCGTCAATTTATTTTGTCCGTAAATTTATTTTTCCAGATCTTCCAATATTTTTTGTACCACTCTTTTTCTGTTATCCCCAAGAATTTGCTCATGCTTGATGGAGTCAACTCTCCGTAGTGTTCGAGAAATGCTTTTATTCCTGATCTCGTACTTTCTGGTAAGTCCTTGCCCATACAATATCCTCGCTATAAGTAATATTACCATGCTCTTCTCTTTGGTGTTCTTTCGTTATTTCTATCAGAAAAATTTTGCTCTATCTGTTTGTTAAGTATTTTAGAACATAATTTACAACTTACCTTGTCCTTATCATCGGTAAGCTCTATTCCTAGAAAAGATATACTACATATGGATCTATGACCCTCTCGCCGGTAATGAACTGACATTATTTTCCTTTCCTTGTTTCTATTTCATCAAAAATTCTTCTCTTCAAATACTCAAATCCTTTCTCTATCTTTAAAACCTTGCCGATATGGATATCGAGATAATGGCAGTCAAAACATAGACCTGTTTTATTGAATCCAGTTAATTTCTTCCCACATATTTTACAGATTTTCATTTTATTCTCTTCGATTTATATTCGTTTATAAGATATGTCAATAAACTTTTGTTCTCGGTGTCAGCTCCATCCATGACAGCATCAAGAGTTTTTCTTTTGTTGTCTAATAATGTAGCAATATCCTCTTCTATCGTATTCAGTCCAACCAAATAATATGCCATTGTCGGAACTTTTTTATTTACGTCGATGACACGATCCTCGGCTTGGTCATGATTACCAGGAACCCAATCCATTTCTATGAAAGCCGTGTTTTCTGCTGCTGATAATTGTATTGCTGATCCCGCAGCTTTTATATTGCCTATGAATAATGTTATTTCTTTTTTGTTTTGGAATGAATCTATTGCGTTTTGTTTCTTGGCCGGACTGTCGCCACCATAAAGAGTAACGCATCTCCCAGAAAATTTTTCGGCCAAAGCATCAACAACATTCCTGTGTATACAGAACACAACAAGCTTTTCTGATTCAATAAATGATTCGATCCATTCCACGATCTGATCGAATTTGCCTTTTACTGCAAGTTGTTTTAACTTTTCAAATCTCACTACTGTCTCCGCCCATGCTGCTCTTCGTGCCGCCGCATCTCCGTCATTGTCTCGAATATACTGTATTATATCTTTTTCTGCTTCATCATATTCTTTTCTGTTGTTTAACTCCATGGGTATAATAGATCTTTCTTTATCAGGAAGATCAGAATACACTTCTTTTCTTAATCTTCTTATCATGAACGATTTTTTTAAGACTTCATTAAGACGCTTGGTATTACTAGATCCTTTTCCAGAAGGATCTCTTGCCGCATCACAGTATTCGTTTAAAAATCTTTGATGACTATTGAACATCTGGCCATCAATTAAATTCAGAATATTCCAAAATTCAGAGGGTCTGCTCAGGATAGGTGTTCCCGATATCCCTATTACATGTTCTATATTCTTACCTATGTATTTAACAGCTCTTGTTCTCATTGCTTTCTTGGATTTGATGAGGTGGCATTCGTCTAATATTAAAAGCTTGGGTTCAAATTCAAGAATCAAATCAATATATGTTGAGAGTATATCATAATTTATTATCAATATATTGTCTTTTTCAGATAAGGCATGGGAATGGCCCTGCACTATAACATGTTTTTCATGGGTAAGCCACTTCGAGCATTCCCTTGACCATCCTATTTTGTATGAGGCTGGAGGAACTATTATAGCCGGTCTTAGTTCGGGATGAAGAATCATGTATGATAGGGCTTGGATCGTTTTTCCTAGTCTCATCTCGTCGGCAAGCAAAGCCCTGCCGTTTAACTCTTCAAGTCTTTTCACGCCCTCGACCTGGAATGGCCTTAACGCTAACCCTACAGGTAAATCGATTTTGAGAGGTCTGGAATTATTCTTGCCTGTCCAATTCTCTAATTCGCTATTTTTAGAAAATCCTAGCTCAGTGATTTTATCCAGACCATATCTGTTTAATGGTATTGACCACTTCCCTGTCTCTCCATGATACTGTCGGCCCGGAATCGTATTTATTTCGGATATGAGTGATCCTTGTCTGCTCCGTGGAACTCTGACAGACAAATATATTCGGTCATCATTCAATACCGCATTTTTTATTTCAGATCGCATTATAAACCCCTTTATCTATATTATGCAATTTCTACATAATTTCAATAAATTTTTCCAATAAAAAAGCCTACTTTTCAGTAGGCTTTGTCTTATCTTATTTTTGTTTCAGCGATTATCAGGTCAAGACAGCTCATGCAAATCCTCCAGTACCCGTATCCGCCTTTAGGAAGAGAGAAACATACTTCTTCCTTGACTATCTTTTTCCTGCATACCGAACACTCTCTTTTTGCTTTTGCTCTGTCAACAAGTCTTTTCGCTATCTCTTCCGGAAGCAGTGTGCCATAATATTTTCCCATGATTGTAACCCCTTTATTTAATTTTAATTTGCTCATAATGGCCCTTTTATAAAAGGGCCATATCAACAAACTAATTCATGACAAGAATACTCTGCACTTCTTTGAATGCCGTCATTATCTTTTTCCTTTTCCAGCCTTGACCGGACAGGTATGATCTGATCAATGTCTTATGCACTTTTTTTGACCATACTGTTTTGTCTTTTCTTTTTATCAGCTTCATCATATCCGGGGGAGGATTCAGGGCAAGATCAACACATATTTTTGCGTCTCTACCCAAACTATCAAGTGTTGCTCTTGCTATCGTGGTCTCGACATAATCATCGGGAACAGGATATTCCGGCATTTCCTCGAAATCAATTTCTTTGCTTTTAATCTCTCTCTGTTCCCGGACGTACCTGTACAGGTTAAAATAAAGTGAAGCACTCAGGTATGTACTGAATTTCGCTCCATTTGATTTTTCCTGTCTCCAGTGATGACAGCACTCAACAAAAATCTGATTTCCTTCACTTTTCAGATCATCGTAATCCATTCCGGTAAGCCTAGATAAATTACGGGCGAAGGATTTTATCAGATTTTTATTCTCTTCATATAATTTTTCCATGATACACCCCTTTTATTTAATTTTAAGACTTGCGGATCGGGCCTATGGCCCTCACCGTAAAGCTTAAAATGCGAGCATAGCAATTTTAAATATTGCTATCCATAGAAGTATTGACATGAATACTACCAGAAAAATATATTTCATTCTTATCATGATAAATCTCCTATGTTTTTGATAGTAAAATCGCCATACTCCATGCCATCATATGTAACACAGTCTTGTTTAAACACTAATTCATTGTCAACATCACTCATGTCATATCTATAACCGAATCCTTGAATAAATTCAAATCTTACTGTTGACATGTATGTGAAGTGTACCCATTTGAGCGGTCCAATCATTGGCCCATTCACTCCCCAATCCTGACCCTTTATTCTGTCGTCACCATTTTTGAATCCATGAATGAGGCAGATATACAGGCCCGGATCAATTTCTTGCTCTGGTGTTTCGTTCGTGATAGGAATACTTTTTATTTTTTCTTCCTCGTCTTCAATCGCTGTTCTCATACATTCCCGGCATCGTCCATTCTTAACCGTGAAATTATCGAATCCAGAACAATCAGAACAGAAACCCTTATTACTTTTTATTGTGATCATGATCTTAACCCCTTTTTAGATTTAAACCTTGACAAAATAGGTTTATGTCTGTACTGCATATGTGCAGTACAGTATAATCCTGCTTTTATAAACAACCATCTTCTTTAAAACTATAATAACCTTCCTCGGTTATTATGATGTGATCAAGTACAGGAATTCCTAAAATGTTTCCTGCATCCCTGACACGGTTTGTTGTGATAGTATCCTCATGAGACGGTACTAATTCACCACTAGGATGATTATGAGCGATAATCACAGACACAGCCAGCACTTCAATAGCTCCTGAAAATATTTCACGAGGATGTACTATTGCTTCTGATATAGTGCCAACACTGACTTCTTTCCATGCTATCATCTTGTTTTTATTGTTTAGATAAATAGCATAAAAATGTTCCTGTACTGCTGTACCAACTTTTGGCATAAGAAAATCATAGACTTTCTTGGGACTGTCTATGTATGCCATATCTTTAGGCATACTATCCTTTGACTTATAACGCAATTCAATTTCCTTAACTACTATCATGATTTTAACCCCTTTTTAATTATAATTTTTTCGTGTCTCTGCACTATCAATATAATGCAGAGTACCAAAAAACTATCTGTCTTAACCCATATAACTTTTTCTGTCTTGATCATCAGTGTAATTTTCCCGGTCTTGTCCGGCGGTCTCTTCTTTTTGTTCTGACAGGTCGGTATACTTCCATACATCAAAGGAATTGCCTGACGCTACTTTCTCGAATTTTCCACCGATATACTCGGCAATTCTAGGATAGCATGAAGTACCGACTCCGCCCTCGTAATAGACGTGTTTGTACTTTCTATTTTCATTGTGATAGTTGCCAATACCATAAGGGTGTCCGGTAAGATCGCCTTTTTCATGAAGCTTGTATTTAAGAAAAGCGTTAAACACTCCGGCAATAACCGTACTTTCCTTGTCATAACCACAACCACTACATGTAAATCCTTCGACTCTTACATACATCTGTGCTTGCCCATCTTTAAAACGAACGTCAGCCACCGCATGAGGATTTGATCCCCATGTGCGCGATCTCTTCCATTCAATTGAAATTATTATTGAATCTACTTTCAATTGATTGACTTCGCTTTCATAGAGCAACCGCTCTTTCTCTTCTTTCCGGGCTTGCTTCCTTGATTCGGCTCGGCTTAGTTTTTCTTCTGTTGTCATTCTTTTTGTCATGATTGTAACCCCTTTTTAGATTTTAAAACCGTAATGGTTTTATGTCTGTTCTGAAAATAATTTCAGAACAGTACAAAGTCATTACATACTTTTCAAGAGCTCATCAAAGTAGTGGCGAAAATAATATCTTAAATCCTGTCTTGCCATTCTAATATTTTTCCCCTGTTTTATATGTTCGAAAATAAATTCAGGGTTTTTGTATCCTCTTAATTTTATCGCATTGAATAGAAGCGATGGCACAAAATAATTTTCTTCGAAATGAGAAAATATATGAGGCGTACTAAAATTATCTTGAGGAAACATAGAACAATACCAGCAATCACCACCACCGGGATATTCGAGGCCATACAATCTTATCGAATCACAAAATCCTTTTATATATTTTGTGATAAGTTTTTCCAGCTTTTTTCTGGTCTCTACTATCCTTTTCTCTTCTTGTTCAGGTCTAGGATTAAGCACTACCTCTGATTTGATCTTGATTCCGTCAAATAATTCCTGTCTTCCTTTTTTGAGGCTGACATAGGGAACATTCTTTTCCGTAAATACTCGGAATGGGCAGAATCTATTGAATCTGTCTCTAGTAGTCAGGGTATTCCATCCCCCGGTATCAAGTACATAAGAATTATCAGCACTTATTTTTATGATATCGGTTTCATGGAGACGGATGATCGCTATTTCATTTTCAACACGCAAATACGTGTTGTTAGCGATTTTCTTGCCCCTGCTTTTATCCTTAGCCTTTTTTGACAGCTCTATAGCGGTATCGTATAACATGATAGTAACCCCTTTTTAAGATTTAACGGTTAAACCGTTATAATGGCCCTGCACTATGGCAGGGGTCATATAAGGATTTAATTGTTATTCATGATTGTCTCGTACTGACTTAAAATATAGTCAACGTGCTCTTCATAACAGGAAAATGCAGAGGGCTGTTTTATTTTTCCACTATAAACTTCATTCCAAAAAATATCTAGTCTTTCTATTTCTTTCAAAAAATTCTCTGCATCATCACCTTGCATGAATACTTCTGCATTATCCGTCAATCTTGTTATGGTTATTCCATAACTTAGATTTTCATAACAGAATCTATTTTTATATTGTATCATAATAAAACCCCTTTTTAAGATTTAAACCTTTAAATAGGTTTATATGAGTGCAGGTATATATACCTGCACTCTATAACACTACTTTTTGATCGGACACGGTTCCCGGTACATGAGAGGCGTTTTTGATTTTATTTGAGCCTTTAATTTTTTAAGGTGTTTGCTAATATCTTTTTTGATCTGTGACTCGGCAATACTCACGCCCTCTTCGAGACAGTAATTTTCATCACCGTAAAATCCATAACACGAATCAATGACGCTACCTGTACTGTCTTCTACTACATAGGCATAGACTTGTCCGGTAAGGTATTGATCATAAGTCTCTACTTCATTTTTCAGAAATTGTCTGACCTTTTCCTTTAATCGTGCCGATACTTTCTTGACACCGTATTCTTTCCTGACTTCATCAAGACTAACATAGATGATCCCGACCTGACCAGAATCCCATGGACACGAAAATCCTGACGTGTTCATGGTAATGCCGCTATGGTCATAAAGAAATAACGGTAGCACTACATATTTATCATTATCAGCTATTTCCTTGACCTCATCTATGGTTAGATCATGCTTGTCTCCGAGACTGTACCGGCTATGGAAGCATACCATATGACCGAAATTATCCCATTCCGTTCTAGGGTTTACCGGATCAAAGTCTTGTATGACTTTGACGTGATACGGTCCGACCTGCTTTTCTAAATAAACATATTCCTCTTGTCTCATGATTAAACCCCTTTTTAATTATTTAAGTCTGCATTCAATTAGACTTATGTGAGTGCTGGAATAATTCCAGCACTATACAAGTCTACTTTTCAATGTGTCGGCACTAATTTAATATTTACTTTATCAATTAGACCTGCATTTTTCGCCCATCTTTTGGCAAGATTTTTATCCTGCCAATTTGACAGAATATGATCTTCTTTTTCTCGGCATATCTCCGATATTGCCACTAAAACATTATAAAGATCATATTTGTCAATAAGACTCTCAATATAATCTTTTTCTTTCTGTGTCATATTAAAACCCCTTTTTAATTAAGATATAAAAGGCACTAAAACCTTTTAAAAAGGTACTGGAATAATATTAACACTATTCCAGTATAAATTTTAACGGGTTTTAAAATGCTATGACGCTTTGACTCTGATAATAAATCTTTTGGTGCTGACCCTGCCCGTACTCAAGTTTTTAGTGGTCACAGTTTTAACGTGTACAATATGACCGGCACTATTTAATACTTGCTTCCAGCCAGTGCTGATTATAACTGTATTCATGATTAAACCCCTTTTTAAATTTAAAGACTTGAGGAGATACCGCTATTATGATCTTGTTATAATAGCGGTTATGACCTTAAATGTTTAAATCCCTGACAATGGTTCCAGCACAATAAAACGATTGACCGTCGCTATATATGGTTCTAATTCCTTCTCTTTCTTTTACTCTTTCTATGACGGTCTTATTGTCTAAGCACTGTCTTAATCTCTTTTTTCTGGTCTCATATTTTTTCAATGTGAGGCCACTACTATGATATTGTATCATGATTAAACCCCTTTTTAAAATTTGCTTGTATCTGCCTATTAAAAATAATAGGCAGTATAAACAAACTAATTAAGACTGACAAGTTCATATTCACCGGATTTGATTTTCTTTCTGGTGATGTCAATATTTTCAGAAAGAAATAAATTTCTATATCTCCCGGTTGTGACCGAATAATTCCAGAACCTATTATCAAGATAGGTACGGTCAGGTGTCATTATTGCTATTATTGATTGATAACTTTGCAAGACCACACCATATTCAAAAATCAGAATAAATTGATTTTTTGACTGGAATTGTTCGACTCTTTCAAAAGTCCCGAGCTTTTCAAAAATTTCTTGTTTATTCATATTAAAACCCCTTTTTATTAAATTTTAAATCTCAAGGATAAGAAAGAATTAAATCAGGGATACAAACCATTAAGGCCACCTTTTATAGTGTAGTTTTTACAGTATTTAATAAAATTCTTTCCGCACCTTCAGACATAAAAAGGGGGGTTTTATCATTATTATTTTTTTAATATTGTATTGTACTTAATACACATATTAAAACGTTTTAAAAGAGCGGTTAAGACTTTGCCTGAACGATTCCCACGATATCTTGACAGGCTTTTAATTATGCTGTTCTTATCTTTCTTACTGCTTTACGGGTTGTGTAAATCTTTCCAGATTTGTCTTTAATCCAGATTGTTTTTACAAACATTTCCTGACCCTTGAGGTCATAGCATTTAATCCAGTTCGTTTCTTTTATGATGTTGCTTTTGTTTATCATTTTAAAACCTCTTATCTTTTCTTTATATAAACAATATAATAAAGATAATAAAGAATGTCAAGTAAATAAAGAAAAAAAAGATAATAAATGAGAAAAAAAAATTAAAATAAATTGTGTAAGAATACAGAATAAAAGCAGGTAAATATATTATTTATTTAATTGTATGGATATATGTGATTGTTATATTAAATAAATAATGTTATATATATTAAGTGAAAATAAATGGAATAAGGGGGGAGGGAGGGAGCCATTATAATTCTATTTAAGTATAAAATAAAATAGTTTAATTGTATTCTTTTTATAAATCTATAGTCTTATGTGACATATTGTATCTTATCGGAAGCTAATAAACATGTATTTAATGCGAATATTACTGGAAATATCAAAAACCATGTTATATGGAGAATAGACTTCGTACACCCCTCTCTCAATTCCCTACAATTTTTTCTAGGGTTCAATTTTTATATTACCACAAAATCATATAATATATTGTGTAAGAATTTAATTGGAATATATTATGGGCTCTGCCTTTCTTTTTATTCCTTATCAGACCTTCACAGAGCTTCTACAGCGAATTCTCTGGCTTTAACCGGCCCTAGCCATCCCATCTCATATAAAATGCGGTACAGACGTTCCTATGCAGTGTCAGGACCAGAAAAAGGTAGTTCCAAAAAATATTCTGTAAAAAATTTTAAGGGTATCCCCATATTTAGTATTTTATTTTATACTTAAATAGAAAAAATAAAAATAATTTCTGGGGAACAGCATAATCAGGTCATGAATAAAACCACTGCACAAATAGAGCTTGCTATTGCATACTATTTCGGGATCAGAGAAAATCTGATCGTACCCAATGTAAGTTGGGGCTTGAACCTGCATGAATGCGATATGATCGTACTATCCAGATCAGGATATGCTACGGAAATAGAGATCAAAGTCAGTGCTTCCGATCTGAAGAAAGATTCAAAGAAAAGGCATGGGCATGTCTCCAACAAAATAAAATATCTTTATTTCGCCATACCTTCTAAGCTCTGTAAATATATTGAGTACATACCCGAACATGCCGGGATTCTGGTTGTGACCTCTAAAGCAAGAGTTCATGAAATAGCTAAGCCCAGGCCAAGACCTAACCACATCAAATTCAATACAGAATTAAGATATGATCTGGCCAGACTAGGATCGATTAGAATCTGGGGATTAAAGCAAAAAATTTTGGACCTGAAAAATAAGCTAGAACAGGAGAAAGAGATATGATGATACAATATGAATAAATTCGGGAGGAGCGGGATGAAAAATAATGAATTTAAAAGCGGGTTGAGGGATTATGTTAATATAAAAATTGAAAATGAGGTTGAAGCATTGACCGCCGAAATTAACCGACTACAGACGGAGGTTGGAATAAAATAACTAGGAGACAGACAATGAGTGATTTATATTCACAATATAAAAAACAAACAGGACGCACACCACTTATTGTGGGATGCAATGAGTGCAGTGCTTTTGATTGTGATTTTCATGAATGGGTTGAAAAGAAAATGTACTACTGGAAACGCCGATGTGAAGCGGCGGAGGAATTGAATAGAAGATGTACCAATTGTATATATAGATTAAAACGTAATAGTAATATGTGTAATTTATGCGATTATTATATTAAATTGCAATCCATCGTCAAGGAGCAAGAGATATGAGTGATATTAAAAGAACCGAGAGGGGATGGGCTGGACATTTTATATGTGCCGATAGGTGTTTATTTCATAGAAATACTTTATTGGAATACAAGGACATAAAAATTGTAGTAAGCACAGTTGGGTTAATGGTCAATATTCATTCAAAAGATTACCCAAATAAAATAGAATTTGAACCGATTGGAGCATTTAATAGGTATTATGAGACAATGGCCTTTCATTCAAAAAATGATGATGCTCGATATAATGATGCCGATGTAACTAAACAGATATCATTTAATAGTAAATGGTCGTTAGATTTTCTGGATGCGGATGATTTTGCAAATAAAATGCATGAAGATGTTGTAACCGAGATATCAAATGAATTATTATCTGGAAACAAATATATAATCAAGGAGGCAGGGGAATGAGTGACAAGAAAATAGATCAAGATGAAATATTTAAAAAATTAGTTTTAGAGGAAGAAGGGAAAGGGAATGTTGTTTTTATGACAATCGAGGGGCCAATGAAGGCTCCTTTGAGCGAATTTATAAAACAACCAGCTTACGGAATACTATATGATTTGAACAGAGATAGAGCCACAGTATTAACCATGATTAAAAAAGATAAAAAATGGGTAAATGATTTTGCAGTTTCTCTTGTAATCAATGAATTAAAAAGGCAATTAGATGCAAAGAATAAGGAGGGGGGGGAATGAGTATATGTCCAATATGCCATAAAGAAAATGACGACAATTGGGTTGCTACTAAAGATGGCAAGATAGTAACCGGAGTGTGTCAGATGTGTTGGGAAGAATATTCATCCGTTAAATGGTGGGAGATGATAGATATTATCGGGAGTATAATGAAATGAGTGTATGTCCGTATTATAAAGAATTGACCGCAGGATGGGATAGACCGGATCATATATGTGAGTGTTCCGGCAATATCCCCTCTCCGTGGATATCGACAGATATTAGTCCCGGTATTGAAGCCGTTGGAAAACAGTTGTTATTATGGGATGAAATACATAATTTTAGAGTAATGAGATATATGGGACTTAATGATACTTTGCCTATGGATGCTAAAAAATATCAAATATTGTCTCCCCCAGAGGTGAAAGAATGAAACATGGAGAGAAAATGCAGGAATCTACTAAGAAAAAAATATCTGATTCCCAGAAGAAAAAATGGAAAGATAAATTTGAGAAAAAATCTCAGAAAAAATATGACATGAAAAAAGAGGAGAGAAGATCAATAATATATTTCAGGATTTCGATGATATGTGCTGGAACATGTTTTGGAATTATAATATCGATAATATTATTATTTATTTACCCTCATTTCCCAACGATTGTAATATCTCTTGGAATCACAGCTTTCTCTTATTTTTTATTTTTTGTGATTTTATTCGGAAAAAGTTTGAGATGTTGGCCATATCCATATATCAAAGATCCGAGGAGGTAATTTTTATGAAGTACATAAAAAATTTTATTAAGATCTGTTTTTTGATTGCAGGAATTATTGCTGCAATATGTTATTTGCTGGTTTGGATAGGAATGCTCATGCGCCCAGGAGTAATACCTGGTTTTGCCGCAACAATATGTGTTGGAGTTTTTTGTCTCATATTTATAAAAATAATTAAATGGAGTGCTCATGAAAAAAGTTAAAAAGTCTGCAAAAAAGTCGTCAACAAAGAAACCTAAAAAGGTTAAAAAAGATTCGTAGTAGTCGAAGCGTACAATACGTATCAATAAAATCCAGGGTTCTTATGGAAGAGAAAGAGCTCTGGATTTTTTTATTACTTGACATTTTATTCAGGAAAAGACATATTATTATCATGCGAAGCCGAATCAGGATATCATTTCCAAGCGCAAGCCTCTCCCTTAAAAAAGGAGAGGCTGTGTCGGCTTATTTTTTAGACCTGGAATAGCGACATGCCCCTTCCCGCAAAATCAGTAGAATCAACTGACAACATTATAGAATTAAAACGATCAAATAAAGAGCTTCAGCTTCAGATGCAGGAAGAAGCCTTACAATTAGTACATAACAGTCTCGCTGATGCTGTTGCTGTTTTAATTGACGGATTGGATGACGAAGATCCATATATACGGATCAGATGTGCGGAAGACATACTTCGTAAAGTTCTTCCTGATAAGAAGACAAAAGAAGTTACAGGAAAAGGCGGAGGGCCAATAGAAATCGAGGAGACAGATAAGCGAGCTGCTGTTCTTACTATAGTTGGTGTTCTCGATGAACTTGGATTCGATGAATTAAGAGAGAGAGCAAGTGGAAGCCAAAGAATATTTGAAGCTGAATTCAAAACAGAAGACAAAGAGAAGAGAAGAATACCAGAAACGGAAAAGGCAGATCAGGGAAGGGAAAGATCCGGATCGGATCAAAGCCCAGGAGAGAGCTCTGAAGGCATTGTATCTGCTGAAGAAGGACCGGGAGACGAATCTCTTGACGGAAGAGGAGAGGAAGATCTTATCAGCTCTCGTCGTAGAGAGGAGTATTGATTCGTTTTATTTCTTTGCTCGTCATGTTCTTGATCTTGATCTTTTAACCGAACAAACTCATTTGAAATGGGCAAATGATTTTCAGTCAGCGATTCGGGCCGGTAAATATAGGTTGATGAGATTAAAACCGAGGGGATTATTTAAAACCACGCTTTATGGTGTAGCCTCTATTTTATGGTTTTGGGGATGTTATTCTCCGGGCCTGAGAATTTTTTATACTTCGTCGAACTCACTCCTTCTTGAAGAAGTTTCTGATAAACTCAATCAATATATTGGAAATGATAAAACAGAAACATTATACTCTACGATATTTGGTGTAACCAGAGATTCTTCTGCAAAAAATACATCTGATGTTTTTAATATCAGGGGAAGATCTGGAAAAGGATTCTCTTTGATTCTCAGAACATCAGGAGGAAGTACGGTTGGAATACATCCGAACATAATTATTGTCGATGACCCTCTTGATAAGAATGACAGAGAAAGTCAGGCCACACGGTCCGGGAAAGAACATTGGTTTGATAGTCTTACTCCATTGCTAGTTCCATTTTTTCATGAAAGTACGGGAGTAACATTTGAAAGTATTTATTATATCGGAACCAGATGGCATATGAAGGATTTATGCAATCATATATTTGAGATGAACGAAAGACTTCCTCCTTCATTAAAATGGGATATAGAATCGGAATCGATTTATGGGCCAGGAGGAAAAAGTAATTATCCGGAACTTGTATCTGAAGAAAAAATAGCGTCTCTTCGTGCGAATATGTCCGAGGAATTTTTTAGCTGTCAATATCAGAATGAACCTCTTCCTGAAAGTTTGATGATATTTAATATTGATAAATTAAGCTTTATTCGTCCCGATCAAATAGATATCGGACAAGGCCAAATGCTTTGTGTATTCGATCCAAGCCTAGGAAAAACTCATTCAGACTTTCCTGCTGTGTGGTGGATAAATTTTTTTGATAATAAATTAACGTTTTATGATGCAATAGATAAAAAGATAGAAATATCACTTATTGTTCATCATATTGCTGCGAAGAATAGGGAATATAATTGTAGGCATATGATTTACGAAGATAATGGCATACTTCTTGTCGAACAAGCTCTTAAAGATGCTCATACCAGGATTGGCTGGAAAATATATATAGAATCAGTTCATCACACATCAAATAAAGAGGAGAGGATTGCATCGATGCAGCCCGATCTTTATAGTGGTTATGCCAGATTTATGAGTGATTTTAAGACAAGATATCCGGAGGCTATGAATCAAATTGTATTTTATCCTGTATATGGTCACGATGACTATCCTGATTGTGCTCAAATAGGAGTTGAATATTTTAGAAAGCCACATTTTAAATTTATAAGGTACGAAGAAATACTTTAAATACAAGGAGGTTTTTTATATGCCTTTTAAATCTAAAGCACAACAACGGTTTATGTTCAAGAAGCATCCGAAAATTGCAAAGAGATGGGCGAAAGAAACTAAGAGTTTTAAAAAGCTTCCGGCAAAGGTTAGAAAGAGGAAGAAGTGATAAAAAGTTCTTGACATAATTCAACATAATGCTTATTTTGATTATGTCTTACACTTGCTTGCTCGCGATTTATAATCGGATGTTCCACGATACGGGACTTTCGCCAGCCATGAGCGATATCATGGTCTTCTTTTAAGACATGAGGTCCGTTGGTGGCGAAGAGCGAATACGAAATAATTTTTACACAAAGACATCCGGTCCTGGAATCAAAAGATTCAGCAAAAGATTCCATCTGGAAACTTATCTATAATTCCTACATCGGCGGAAAAGAATATAAAGACGCTGAATATCTTATCAAATATCCAAAAGAAAGTCTAAAAAATTTTGAACAGAGACAGAAAAGAGCTGTTTATTTTAATCAGCTCAGCCCAATTGTTGATATGCTTTCCGGAATGTTATTTTTAAATGAACCTAAAAGAGAAATTCCGAAAGAGCTTGAGTTTTTCAGAAATACAACTTCACCGAATAAAAAAATAAACGAATTCATGAGAATTTATGCAGCGCACACATTGATGTTTACGTGTGCTGTACTCATTGACATGCCAAATTTTGATCCGGAAAAGGTTAAGACAAAAAAAGATGTCATAGATCAGAATATATTACCGTATGCTGTTATCTATCTCCCATTCAGAATCAGAGATTTTTATATTGGAGAAGATGGAGATTTGGATTGGATTGTTTTAGACAATTCATATTATGAACATCAAGATCCTCTCCAGGAAGGGGTCGAAGTAAAATTATATAGGCTCTGGACAAGAAATACATATCGTGACTTTAAAATTGTAGAGGGAGTCGCTACCGCTCTCGATGAAGTTAATCATGGCCTGGGAAGAGTTCCGGTCAGACTTGATAGTTGGAGAGATGACAACAGCGATTTTGTCGGAGAAACTATTTTTGAAGATATAGCCATGATATCGAAGTTGATCTATAACAGCATGAGCTATATGGATGAGATGCTGGCTTCTGGAACATTCAAAATGTTATCGTATCCGACAAAAGATGGTGCTCTTCCAGAACAAATTACGGCAGGAGGTCTCGGACCTTTATCTGCAATTCCTTATGACATGGCATCGACAAATAAACCCGAATTTATTGGAGCTACTCTTGGAGATATCGATTCTTTTGTCAAGGCCATGCAATTTTATATGACGGAGATCTTAAAGAAAGTTGGACTTTCAACTGACGAAACAAAAGAATTCGTAAAATCTGGGGTAGCAAAAAAAATTGATTTCCAGAAAATGAGGGCGTTGCTTGTTTCTGGAGCTCAAGCAATGGGAAGAGCTGAAGAATGGATGTTCGAAACAGCATCGCTTTGGATAAAAAGAAAAGATAAGGTTTCGTCAAAATATACTTCTGATTATTCAAGCGAAGAATTATATTCTGAAGTTCAAATGCTAAACGAAATGATGGTTTATCCAGTATCAATTTTAAGACAAAATATTCTTCAGGTGTTGGTAAAAAAATTATTGTCTAATAATTTATCTTCTGAGACAATAGAAGAAATAAACAAGGCAATAGTTAAAGATATAAAATCATCTGATTCCGTACAAAAGGTCGATCCAAAAATTGCTGCGGAAACTATAAAAGCGAAGCAAGTACAAAACAAACAACAAGAGGTGTAAAGACATGTATTTATTTTTAAAACAAATTCAGAATCAATATCTGGTGCGATTTCTTGGACCAGATGATGGCGGAGCCGGTGGAGATGATGGTGTTAAGCTCAGTGGAGATGATGGTGTTAAGCTCAGTGGAAAATTCATAGAAAAAACCGATCCTGTTTCCGGGAAGAAAGTAAAGATCCCTGTCGAATATGATTCTGTTCTTGGTCATTTTATTTCAAAGACAAGAGAAGAAACGGAACGAAGATTTAAACCTATGCTTGAAGCTCTTGAAAGCGAGAAAGCAGACCTTTCCGGAATAAAAGCTGAATATGAAAAATTGAAAGAAGCTTCTATGACAGCCGAAGAACGTGCTCAAAATAATGCGAAGAAAGTCATAGATGAACACGAGAAGAAACGCAAAGTTGCTGAGGACGAACGTGATCGTTTCAAAAATTTATTTTTTAGTTCAACGATACGGAATGAGATCCTCTCTTCTTTTGGAGACATAAAATTATGCAATCCTGAACAGGTTGCTATTTTGTTTGAGACTGAAGGTGGTGCTCGGCCAGAAGAACTTGTTGATTCAGAGGGGAAACCAACAAATAGGTGGGGCGCAAAAGTCAAGCTCATGCTTGAAGATGATAAGGGAAACCCTGAAGAAGTCGAGGGATCTCCGAAAGAATTATTTAAGCGTTGGATAGGACTGGAGAGAAATGCTCACCATGTCCAAAACAATATAATTCCTGGAGGCGGAAGCCGACAGGGGACACATACAAAGGGGAAGACTGATTTCAGTAAACTTCCTCCAAAAGAAAGAATTGATGCGGCAAGGCAAGCGCAAAAGAATTAAAAAAGAAAGACAATGCCAAATTCAAGGAGGAAATTGTAAATGGCACTGACATTAGTAGAAGCCGCGAAACTTTATGCAGGAGATCCTCTTCGTTCAGCAATTATAGAGCTGTACGCAAGGAATTCCGATATACTGCGTGTTCTTCCCTTCGAAGATATTGCGGGGAATGCAATGCGGTATAACAGAGAACAGACTCTTCCGGGAATCGGTTTCCGGGGAGTGAACGAAGCTTACACTGAAAGCACTGGTATTCTGAATCCTATCACTGAACCTCTCGTCATCGCTGGCGGGGATCTTGATGTCGATAAATTTATTATCGATACGATGGGATCTAACCAAAGGTCTACCCATGAAGCTATGAAAGTGAAAGCGTTGGCCCTGAACTGGACACTGAAGTTCATTAAGGGTGACCAAGCAAGTGAGCCCAGGGAATTTGATGGGCTGCAAGTGCGTTGTACTGGAAATCAGGTGATCAATGCCGGAACGACTTCCGGTGGTGATGCTCTGAGTCTGGCAAAACTTGATGAACTCATCGATGCTGTTGATGATCCCATGTATTTGGTCATGAACAAAACCATGCGTAGACGCCTCAGCCAAGCCGCAAGGAATTATACTATTGGCGGATTCGTTACGTATACTCTTGATGAATTCGGTCGTCAGGTAACAAGGTATAATGATATTCCTATTCTTATCGCTGACGAAGATAACGAAGGGAATCAAATACTTCCGTTTACTGAAGTTGCTTATACCGGTAGCTCGGTTTGTACTTCCATCTATTGCGTAAGTCTTGGTGATGGAAAACTCATGGGAATTCAAAACGGAGCAATGGATGTCCGTGACATGGGTGAACTTCAGACAAAACCGTGTATGCGAACCAGGGTTGAATGGTACAATGGCATAGCCGTGTATCATGGTAAAGCTGCTGCTCGTCTCCGGTACATCAAAGATGCCGCTGTAGTGGTATAAGGAGGAACACAATGTCCGGAATAGCAAAGACTTTTGATTATAATCTTCTTCTGGATGATGGTGGTTCTATCACTTCATCTGAAGCTGGAGAAATTGGTGGTGTAGCCAAGATCATCGATCTTGGTGCAGGAAAAGTAGAAGGTGATATTATTGTTGATGTCACTGCTCTTGATGTTGATAGTGGCAACGAACTCGTTACTCTTGGTGTACAAATCAGTAGCAGCGCAACATTCGCTTCTGATTATTATCAGGTTGCATCACTTCAAATTGGTGATGCTGCTGCTCTTGTTGGTGATGTTGACATGACAACGGGCCGTTACGTGATTCCGTTCAATAACATGATAGGTGATGGTGTAACCAAACGCTATCTTCGTATGTATTGGACCATAGCCGGAACCGTTGCTGGATTTGCTGCAACCGCTTATCTTGCGAAAAAAGGATAAAAGGACGGTAATAAGATGGCTGGAGTATCAAAGACTTATGATCCAGATCTTCTTCTCAAAGATGACGGTGCAGTAACAGCCTCGGCAGCAGCTCAAGTTGATTCTTCAGATAAGATACTTGATCTTGGTAGTGGACTTGTTGAAGGCGACATCATAATTGATGTATCGGCTTGCGAACTTGATACTCAGGACGAAAAGTATGTTATCAGTGCTCAAATCAGCAACAGCGATGATTTTAGTGAAGATAATTATGAGATGATGGCAGTTCCTTTAGGATCTGCTGGTGTCAATCTTTTCACGGAGATTGATCTTATCTCTGGTTATACGTCTCACAAAGAAACTCCTGTTGCTGGTGTGAATGCTATTTCTGGTTATGCAACAATAGGAAATTCAGCCGGAACTCTTGATTATCCGAGTGCAACAGTACCGGGTATTACGAGTGCTACTTATGATCTTGATATCACTATCGATGGTGGATCAAATCTTCAACTAGCAATTGCATTGCTTGATACTGATACGTGGGCTCAGATAGCTGGTAAAATTCAAGTAGCTTTAAGAGCTGCTGATGGAGCAAAACTCCATACCGTTGCTATCAATGGTAATTTTATCAGAGTCACTTCTGTGTCAACAGGAACTTCTTCAACGGTTCTGATAGCTGCGGGTACTGCTGGATCTGGTGGAGGTGATCTTCTTACGGCTATTGATGCCATATCAGGATATACCCCGACTCTTCCAACTCCTGTTGCGGGAATAAATGCAACTGCTGGATATGCTGAGATTTCAAACTCTGGTTCTCTTGGTGCTTTTACTGGAGCTACTGTTCCGGGAATAAGGACAAGAGATTATAATGTTGACATCACTATTGATGGTGGATCAGCACTTAAACTTGTTGTCGCTCTTACGGAGCTGATGACGTGGACACAGATTTGTGCGGCTATTCAGGTTGCATTAAGGGCTGCTGATAGCGGGAATTTACACACTGTTGCTATCGTCGGAAATAACATCAGAGTAACTTCTGTGTCAACAGGAGCTTCTTCTGCTGTTCTGGTTGCAAATGGTACATTTGGAGCTGGAGGCTTGATCTTCGGGGATGTTGATCTTGGGGTTGGCAGATATATTATTCCTTTTAACAATATTGCTCTTAACGGAGAAATAAAACGTTATCTGAGATTATATCATACGATAACGGGTACGGTAACGACAGGGATAAACTATACTGCTTATCTTGCGAAACGATAATAATTTTTGATTGAGGTTAGTCCGTAGATTTTCTACGGACTTTCCTGAATTAAAAAACAAGGAGCAGAATTTATATGGATCAGCAAAGGATAAAATTTAAGAGGAATGAATCAGGGAATATTATTCTTTTCGATCAAAAAGGAGAAGAAGTTCTTTTTCATTTTCCTATTGATGCAACTGAAGCCCTGGGAAGTCTTGATGAAAGTAAAAGGCCGAGGTATTTTGTTTCGAATCCACTGAAACAAAAAGCAGAGCCGAAAGAAGACAATGAAATAGTAAAACAAGACGAAGATCGTGAAGCCAGGAGAGCGGCTCGCGAAAAATTAAAAGAAGAAAAAAAGAAATCTAAAAAAGAAGAATCGGAAGAAGAACAAGAGTAAATAAATGCTTAGTTCAACATATACAATTGAGGACATAAAAGCAAAATTAAGCAATGATTATGCTTATTATGGATATTCTGAAGAAACTCTTTTTGATGATGACATCGAATCAATTTGTGATGATGTTTATCGTCTTTATTTTCTTCCGAACCTCGGCTCATCTGAATATTCAAGAATTCAGGCGAAAGATAGATCGTCTCTTACCGTTTTTGAAACATATTTATATTGGGCCGAGGTTTTCATTACATGTTTTGAGTTTTTGAAAGAACGGGGAGCGATATCTGGCCAATTACAAAACTCAGGAGATGAGACCCTTACTGTTGAAGGATATACTCATAGAATAGGAGGAGGGTCTGGAGCCGGATCAAGCCAAGGCGATAATTCTGTTGCTCGTTATTATGGTCGAGCATATAAATATTTTAAACTTGCTGGAATCGATATAGCATCGATACAGAGAACATGTTCTATTTTTGAAAAATCTGACAATGATGATGATGTTGTCCTGGACATAATAGAATAAATGATACCAGAACAAAACATAAATTTAAAATTAAATCCGTATATGTTCGATAAATATCTTCTTGAAGATGAAGATATTGCGCTTCTTGTTGATATGATAGAAAACGGAAACGAGCCTGATGCTTTGGATATATTCACGAACGCTCATGTAATATTACCAAGCCAAGAATATCAGGATATGATGACTAGATATCTTGGATATTCTGACGGTGGTCCTATTTCGAGATCAGATCAAAGCAGACTCATAAGAAATATCGCCGTTCTTACCGTTGGGTTTTCTGCTCTTCTCATCAAGAATTTTAAAACTTATATCAATGACATATATTCTCCTTCTGTATTTAAAGTTGCCGGACTCAAAGATTCTGATATTAAGAAAGCTATTCTGAATCAAGTTATTTCTGAATACGAACAATTTATTGGCGGATCGATGTCTCAGACTGAAAACTTCATCGTTGGAAGCATCAGAACTCTTCAAAGAGAAATGATTACTGAAAATGTGATGATAAAAAAGTTGAATTTGTCTGGAGAAAATCTTAACCTAGAAATTACTCGCTTTAAAGAATCGTTGAGATCAAAATATCCAGAGATTTATAAAGGTATTGAAGACGGACAAATTCTTGTCGTGAGAAAAGTTGGATTAGAAGGCGAAACCGTTCGTCATTATAAACTTGATTATTATACTGATATGACAACAAGAACAACTTTATTGAATATTGACAGAACATCGAATGAAACAATGGCGAGAGTTAATAGTGAACGTGTCGTAGAATATTATTTAAGTGATCCAAGATCTGTGAAAAAAGACAGAGAAATATGCCAGGATATTTTAAATACGAAGATACTTGGGAAGAGTCTTCTGGCTCTTGATGATATAGCAGCATCAGCACTGAACATCTTGACTATCGATGAAGCAAAAGAATCTCCTGATTATGCGATGGGACCGTATTGCAGACACACCTTCAGAAGACTTCTTCCTGAGTTTTTAAAGTTGATTGATTCGATGATAGAAACTGCAATGCAAGGAGCGTGACATGGCAATAATAGACACTGCTATGACTCCTTCCGCTCTTGCCAGGGCGAGACTACATGTATATAATGTTTGTTCTACTGGATCTCCAATTATTTTAATAAAACCAGGAACAAAAGATTCTTTTGGGACAATCCTTACTGAATCAACTTTAACGTTAAAAGCTTTTCCGATCAGATATAATCCTTATGACAGGGATGTTACTCAAAAAATTGCTTGGGCAGAAAATACAGATGTTTTGTGTTATACTTCAAAAAAGGAACTCGATCTTTTGAATGTAACAATAGAACAAGCCAGAAGATATAAGTTTGTAAGAGTTGGAAGCAAACAATATAATCTCAGATATGTTGAGTTATACAGTAAATTTGCAGATGATTTTCTTTATGTTATTATTGGCGGGAAGGTATGAATCTGGGTGTTGCAGTAGATCAAGATGGTTTTGATACTCTTTGTCGAGAACTTAAAAAACTTGGTCATGTCATTGCTTCTCCGAACATGCAATTATATAGAGCAAATAAATTCAGAAAATTTACCATTGAAAATGTTCAGAGTGGTAATCTCGGTCTTCTTCCTATAAGTGGAGCCACAAAAATAATAGCGGGAAGTCATGAGCCGGAATGGAGAACAGGAAATCTTCTTGAAGGCATGAAAGTAAAGCCAGCAGGAAGAAATGCTGCTGATGTAGGTTATTTCGAAGACTCATCTCTTATTCCTGGGAAAAATATAACATATACAAGAGCGGCTATTCTTCAACATACAGGGTACAGGATTCCTTTGACCGGAGAAAAAGGAGAACGGGTCCGGGCCTGGCTTGCAGCAAAAGGTGTCTTTAGCAAAGATTACCATGATTTTGCTGGCGGAGTGAAATCTTCTGATAAATGGATAATTGTTCCTCCTCGTCCTTTCATGATAAAATCAATGGATTTATATGAGAGCACAGGAGAAGATATAAAGGCTGTTGATGAATTTTTGAATAAAATGATAAATAGTCCGATAATGAAAGAGGAAGACTAATTGTTTTTTGAATTTGAAAATCAGGTTTGGACTCCAAGTGACGCTTCTGTTGTTGTGACAAACAATACAGATACTAGCATTGATGGAT